GCGGGGTTGGGGGGGGCGGTGGGGGGTGGGGGAGGGTGTGGCGGTGCGGATGGGGGTGTAGGTGGTCGGAGTAGGTGGTCGGCGGGGGTGTGTGTCACGAGGGTGTGAGGGGCGTGTGGCGGAGCGTGTGTCTCACCGGGGGTCGGGTTCGATTCGCTACGCAAATTATCTAATCATATGATAAGTAGTATTATCGTATTATTTTAGTAAGCGCCACCATGACGACGGAAGAAATAATGGAAGGCGGTAAAAAAAGCAAACCGTCATCTGCTGCCAAGACGAATGTCAGTTTTGAAGATAAGGAACTCGAAATCTTGCGCAACGCGGTCGATTTGGTTGAAAAGCGAAAAGGCGAAAAGGTGATACAGGACCCCAAAGTCCAAGAGATTATATCCATCGTCGAAAAATTCATCGCAGACAAAAAGCTGGTGTGTTATGGCGGAACTGCCATCAATAACATCCTCCCCGAGGATGCGCAGTTTTACAATAAAGACATCGAGCTGCCAGATTACGATTTTTATTCGGATAATGCGCTTGACTGTGCGAAGGAGCTCGCGGATATTTATTACAAGGCTGGTTATGAAGATGTTGAAGCGAAATCCGGTGTTCATCACGGGACATATAAGGTCTTCGTGAATTTTACCGGAATCGCCGATATTACGCAGATGGAGCCCGATCTATTCAAGGCAATCAGTCGTGATGCGATTATCAAGAAGGGTATTATGTACGCCCCACCTGATTTTCTTCGTATGGCAATGTATCTAGAATTATCACGCCCTGACGGCGATGTGTCGCGATGGGAAAAAGTCCAGAAGCGTCTTACTCTTTTAAATACACATTACCCACTCAAAGGGTATGACTGCGATAAGATAGAGTATCAGCGCGGGTTTGATAGTTCATCAAAGGCGAATACGGGCGAAATTAGTATTTCAAGAACTCGGTCGAAGTCGCGGTCGCGGTCGAAGTCGCGGTCGCGGTCGAAGTCGCGGTCGCGGTCGAAGTCGCGGACGGTGAAGCGCGGTGGTGGCAATAGTAGTGCGAAATCGCGCAAGCATAAAGCACTCAGTCAAATCATACGTAAATATCACGATTTGGGTAAATATATGAAACATTTATATCACGCGGTGCCATCACATGAAGAGACTATCGGCGATTTTAAATACTCTATCGAAGAAGACAAAGTAACACACCGGTATCGGTTGATTGCTACTTACGAGAGATTGTTTGGTAAGGATGATACGATTATTTTGTATTCTATGAAAACACGTGAATTAGATGCGGATGCGACACCCTCGCCTGATTCAACGCCCAGTAGGTCTCGGTCTCAGTCTCGGTCTCGGTCTCGCTCACCGCCGTCGAAAGGAAAGAAGCATACAGATGAATATTCCGTCAATACATCACATCTTTCATATAGCAGCAACCGAGAGAAAGAAATCGCCGAAACCAATATTTATAATATTGTCCGTGATGTGTTTATCAAAAATCGCGCAGTATTTTTCGGCGGGTATGCGAATATATTATACTCACGGTATATGCCAAAGCACCAGCGCCGCATCGTCCAAAAAATCCCCGACTTCGATATTCTCTCAGAAGACCCGCGCGAATTATGTGAAGAGGTCGTCCGCCAACTCACCGCGCATAATTACAAGGATGTCAAATATACAAAGCACGCAGGTGTCGGTGAGGTGATTTCCGAGCATTATGACATTCGTGTGGGCGATGACGTGATTGCGTTTTTATATAAGCCGCTTGCGTGTCATAGTTATAATACAATACGGATAAACGGCGACGCCGACGGCGGTAGCGCGACAATACGTATTGCGACAATCGATACAATGTTGAGTTTTTATCTGGCGTTCATTTACGCCAACCGCGTCTATTATGATATCAACCGTATTATGTGTATGTCGCAATTTCTCTTCGACGTTCAGCAACATAACCGCTTAAAACAGACCGGATTATTAAGGCGTTTCAGTATTAATTGCTACGGAAAACAGCCGACGTTGGAGTCGATGCGGTTCGAGAAGACTGCGAAATATGAAGAATTGAAGGGGAAGCGCGATTCGCGCGAATTTGAGGAGTGGTTCTTGCGGTATATTCCGTATGAACATGCGAAGGGGGCGAAAGGAACGACGGCGAAGGGGGCGGCGAAGACACGGAAGACGCGAAAATAAGCGGAGTGGCGACTTACCTCAATCCTTCTCCCAACTTATTGAAAACCTTCATAATCATGAAAAATGCGCCAGCAAACATCGCGCTTGTGGCGGTTAGACCCACGATTTTGAAATTCCCGTCCTCGCCGAATAATGACGGCAGGAAGTGGAGCAGTTGTGCGCGAAAAACGGGCATCTGGAATATGAAGTAAAGCACACCGATAAGGATCGGCATTTGAAGGTCATAATAAATCGCCTCGATGGTGTCGAGTTGATTCGACTGGCGCGCATTCGCACGGACGATACTTTCCATCGATGTATGGTCTTTTATATAATCATGGCCGCCGCCGCCACCCCCCGTTCCGTCATGATACTGCGAACCTGATGGTGCTTGTGGAACATAATTCGGCCGTGCTTGGTCATCGTGCGTATATACATTCTGGTTCATCGGAATATCTCTCGTCGGTATCATCGTCATACCGTTGGCGCTGGCTCTTTGAACACCTTGGAGGACTTCATTCATTACATTGCTTGGGATTTGCGTTGGACCATGAGCTACTAATGGATCACCCATATTCGGCGAGTATATAAGGGGCGCACCGCCGCCACCACCGCCGTAACTGTTGCTCGGTGCTTGACTACTTAAAGGTAGGTCATCAATACTAGTGGTGTCACTCATTAAAAATACTAAATACTAAATACTAAATACTAAATACCAAAAATGATGATATACATATGCTAAGAACGAAGACCGGTCATTTTAACGCGGGTCGCTAAAACATTAGCATATCATTCGCACTAATGATGTTACAAGTGCCATTTCGTTCTTATTCGTTATTGTTCGTTCGTTATTGTTCGTCTGTGTTACAATAACGAATACACTCAGTAGTGTGATTCATTTTTATTTCGAAAGTTTCACCTCTTTCTTCCCCGCTTCGCATTTCACCGCCTTCGTCTTGTATTCATAACACTTGTCATCCAACTTATATGTGTCTTTCTCTAAATCTTTGAGCGGGGGTGCGCGAAACGAGATACACGACCGGTCTTTACATACTTTGCGAAAAAGCGATGCGATGCCTAGACCAAGCACGATTGATATAATGATACGGCCTGTTTCGGTATGAAGAAGCCGTTGAAAACCCATATTATTTATTTTCTGGGTATTTACAATACGTATTCTAATATATAACAGATATAAATTAGAATTGGGGTGTATGTCTGTATGTCTGTATGTATTACTGGACAGGTATCTTTTTGATCTGTCCTTTCGCGCCAGCACACGAGACCTCCTTCGCGTTGAATGAAAAACAGTTGTCGGCGTTGTCTTTAAATTGGAAATTGCGGATATTGTCGGGGGTGGGATACACGTAGATAATCTTCGGGTTCGGAACCGAGATATAAACGTAGAATAGCCCGATGGAGAGACTCACGATGAATATCGGAAGGGAAATATGCTTGAATATGTCTAACATTGGCGGTCGTTTCGTCGTATATTATATGATTATAATAATCTCCTATGCTCGCGGTGCTACTTGCGCGGCGGCGGCGGCGGCGGCGGGCCTACTGCCAATGTTGCTCGGCAGACGTAACGCACCCACAGGTTGGCTTACAATCCGATTATCCGCAATCCACTTTGGCATAATCACTGGCATGTAGAGCTCATGGTAGCTATATTTCTTCTGCGTGAGATAGAATTCGCGGTCATTATACATCTGAACGAGCGCGCCATCCGCGTTTTCGGCGGTTTCCACTTGAGAATAAACATACTTCGTCTCTCGCAACTTCATAAACGCAGGCTCAATATCCTGCTGATAAAGGACGAGGATATCATCGATGATGCTGCGGTTCTTCCATTCTGAGTCGCGGAACTCGGTCATAAATTCTTTAATCTGCGCAACCTTCTCGGAAATAACGCGCGCGTGTATATCTGTATCTTTCTGGATATCATCATTATCCGTAACACTCAGGTAATACGTTCGAAACTCTGCGTACATTTTGAGCTGCTCCTGTAATTTATGCTGAACCGCGTCAAACTGCTCTATGAGTTCGTCTTCATTTATGAACTGGAATAAAAGATCGAGTTTCATCCGGATGATTTCATCCTTGGTCGCGCGAACCTCTTCCAGTGATTCATTCATTAATGTCTCTAAACTTATGTATTTTCCGCGTTCGACTTCGATATGAAATCCACACGGCTGAGAGATATTTCCGCAGATGGCTTTCAGCTTGCCGTCGGTCTCCGTGAAAATCGACCCGCCTTCCTGCTTACAAACAATACACGCGGGTTTGATAATGGCGAGGCGTCTGGCTTTTTGCTGGGCTGAAAGGGACTTCCAGTTAATAAGTGGGTCATTCATGAGACGCTGACGGCGTTTCTCGAGTGCGGAATTGTATTTTTCCTTCAAGGAGTAATATCCGTGAATCGCGTCGTTGATTTTCGCGCGTTCTTCTTCAGGAATAAGCTGATACGGGTATATCATGCCGCGGAAATCGTTGGGATCCGCTGCGCGCTGTAGATGTTTTTTAAGGGCGTCCTCCTGTTTCTTCGTTACTTCCAAAAGCACGCGGGTGGCCTTTTTCAGATTGTCGCGGGTATCTTGTGCGCGTTTCTGTTCCGCAATACGAGATGCGGCCGTCCCGCTGGCACCGCCGTATTGTGTGCGTTCTTGAATCGCTGCGTGTAAATCTTGATATACTGACGGGGTGGTCATTATGATGGTGGTTTATTCTACTATAATTAGTATAGATAGAATTATGGCGTCGGCTCCCGCGGCTCCACTTCGTTCGGCTCCACTTCGTTCGGCTCCACTTCGTTCGGCTCCACTTCGTTCGGCTCCACTTCGTTCGGCTCCACTTCGTTCGGCTCCACTTCGTTCGGCTCCACTTCGTTCGGCTCCACTTCGTTTCGCTATGCGTAATCGCGTTTCCAATAATCTTCATCCGGGCTCTTCCATACCGGCAAGTTCGTGAGCATTCCCATTCCATTTCCCGCAGGATGAACCCGGCAATCCATCGGGATTCCTTTACTTTGCGCGTAATGTGTCGCATTCACCATCTTCAGTTTCGAGAGAATATACGCTTGTTGCTCTCGCTTCTTTGCTTCTACTTCTTCCGGTTTCGGCTTGCCTTTGTAACGTATGTATAAAAACATGCCTAAACATAAGAAAAACGCGATACTCATGATGAAATTGAATGTCCGTGTATGATAATAATCCTTTACTTTATGGCACTGCTCGAGAGATTTGCTTAAAAAATACCGCACACCAGGCTCAGTTAGAGTGGGGGCTGGTGCGCTATGATCCATGAATGTTTATATGATGCGGTGATGCGGTGATGCGGTGCTATTATAATGTGAAAAAATAAGGAGAGGCTGCGAACGCGCGTGCCATCGGTATGTAGATATATATGTATGTAAGCAGGCGTAACATTCGCCAGTATAATAATCGATGTATTATGTAATTACGCGAATCAATCATTTACGATTTCAATGGCTGAAATAAGTTCATCCGTTGCGATATTCTTCTTTTTGGCCGTATTTGGCGCTTATTCGTATTACAAACATTCCAAAAAGGGTATATTAAGTGGCGGGATAACCTTCCTATTTTTCCTCGTTCTCATCATAGGTGAATATTTCATCAATCTTGCGATGTCGAAGGATATTTGCGGGTTTGATCAGGAGAAAACCGCGTTAATCGCAACTGTATTGCCATGGTTCATCGTATTGGGCGTGTTGAAGGCAGCACTTATCGTATTTCCGGGATGGTTGTCGCCGTTCAGCAACACGTTTGGGTATATCTTTGTCTCTGTAATTACAGATATGAAGGATGTATTTAATAGTATTCTAACACCGCAGTTTGATTTAGCGCCGGCTTCGCAAAAAACCGCGAGTGGTGGGCAAACCGGGGGTGCGGGCGATAGCACAGGTGGTCTGCAAGACAGCGCAGATATACCCGCAGATGAAATAAAAAACAAGCGCGATATCGGACGGGCTTTAGAGCAAATCTATACCGACCAGTCTATCCTTCTTAACGAGCTAAATCTTGATAACCTCGACCGATTCTGGGACAGTTTCAAGGAGTCGCGACTTATTCGGCCGTCGGCAAAGATAGAAGACTTGGAGAAAATCCGGACATTCCTCATCATGAAATCGGTGGTCGGAGAATTTGTTTGGTTGTTATTATGCGGTATGCTTGTTGTTAGTATTAGTTACAATTATATACTGAATATGGGTTGCTCATTCACACCAGAACAGCAGAAGATACGTGCTCAGGTGCTTAAAGAGAAACAAGAAGATGCGAAGAAGAAGGCGGATGCGGAGAAGAATAAGGTGCTTACGGTTACGGCCTAACTCGCGTCGATTCGGTCGTTTTGCCTTCGCGTCGCTTCGGCTCCACTCCCTTCGCTCCGCTCAGACATTACTCGCATTGATGCGCTTTGTTCGCTCCGTTGTCGCTCACTTGTCTCGCGTCGATTCAGTCGTTTCACCTCCGCGATGCTGCGGTTCCACTCCCTTCGCTCCGCTCGGACATTACTCGCGTCGATGCGCCCAGTTTATTGTGATTTATGAAATCGCAATAAATAGAGTGGGACTACGAGCGGAAGTGGAGGGAGTGGAACCGCAGCATCGCGGAGGTGAAACGACCACATCGACGAGAGACAAGTGAGCGACAACGGAGCGAACAAACTGAAGCGGAGCGAAGGCGCAACGACTAAACGACGTTATATGAACACCCGCGTAGCCGGCCTTGATATGTAATAAACTGTTAGATACGAGAGAATTCCTAATATAATCGCGACGAGCCAAATTGGAAGCACAGTCTTGCTAGAATATCCAATGCCAAACTCTCGCAGACTGCCATCCTCATTATACAGAAACGACGGGTTCATGTATTGAACCAGCATAAATACAACGACATACAATAGGATCGCGGATCCTGCTAAATTATTTCGGATCAGCGTCGTGAATACGTTCATTATTGTTGGTATTGTTATTATTTAATATTTATTGTAAGATAGGTTTCTACTAGTATATTACAATAATACTTTTATTATTATTAATATTTATTCGTCGTCGTCGTCGTCGGCCGGCTTCTTTTTAGTTTTCTTTTTCTTTTTCGGTTTTTCATCTTCTTCGTCTTCGCCTTCGCCGCCGCTCCCCTCCTCCTCCTCGTTGTCGGCCGGTTTCTTTTTCTTGGTTGCTTTCTTTTTAGGTTTTTCATCTTCGTCTTCGCCGCCGCCACCGCCCTCTTCGTCTTCGTCAGCCGGTTTCTTTTTCTTTTTTCCGCCGCCTGCGTCCGCCATTGCCTTTTTAATAGCTTTGAATATTACAATCCACTGTTTGAAAAGACAAACGAGGTATTGTAATAATTTTTTCACGTCGTTATCTGCGTCCTTCATTTCATCAGATTTTTTTATTTTATCGATCACGTCCATCGCCGATGTGCTATTTTTAATATCTTTATTTAATCTTACAAGAATTTTATCTTTAATAAATTTACTTTTGTCGGCATCGGTTAGTTTTTGTAGTATAAATTTTTCGTATAGTTCATATGCTGTTTTATAAATATCCTCTATCATCGTTTGGTCTTCGGTGCTTACATTGGCGGGATTGGTTATATACGTTTTAATAACAGACAAACTGTTGCTTAACTTTTCATCACCAGTTATTATACCATTAATATCTCCATTTTTCCAATACTTAGCAGCAACCGTTTTGATATTCTTCATCGCCTTCTCTAAACTACCATTTATATCCTTATTATCAATCTTGGGTGGTTTAAATCCCATCTTCGCGCATTCTTTATCAATACCGCCACCGCCACCAAACCCGAATCCTTCTCTCGCATCGCCCCCCTTTCCCAATATCAATGTCCCTACAACAACCACTATGAAACCCACGAAAATAGCGAGGTCGCGCCTGCGATAATAAATGTAAAGTAATATTGCCGAGAGAATAATATAAATCACCCCTTTTTGATTCATTATCTATTTAGCGTGGTGGTTTATATTATTCAAATACTAAAATATTCGATAATGACGGCCGACTTCAGTCCCAATCACCGCCGCCGCCGCCACCGCCACCCTCCTCTGCGCCGCCGTCGCCTTCGTCATCATGACGATGAATATATGCGGCATCATCTTCCCCCGCATCATCATCCTCGGGAATGCCACTCGACATATCCAATTCATGTCCCTCGATTTCGGCCGCGGTCCGGTCGGCCTCTAATGCATCCATAACATAAATCTCTCGGTTCATATCCGTTACATAGTCCAGTCGGCCAATTTGGCGCTCCTTTTGCGCGATTTTCTCCATTTCAGCGCGTTCCTCGTCATAATAATCTTGGTCGTATATCACCACACCCGTCTGCGATGTTCCGCGACTCCATATTCCCATCTTGTGCGTCTTCATCATATTTTCGAGCTGACGCTCACCTGCCGACATCGCGCCTATTCTCTCGACCACCCCGTCCTTCTCCTTGTCCTTCACACGTGTCAGTTTCTCTTTGATATTCGCTAAATTGAAATTAATCGCCGCCTTGTCTTTCTCAATGATACGAAGATATGCGATCAAGAGCTCGCCGACACGTTGTCTAAGCGCCTTTTTGTCGCCCATCATCATATCCATCTCCGATAGAAGTTGTCCTTTACCGGCGGCAGCGGCAGCGTCGGCCGAATACAGGCGCGAATGTGGGTCGATTTCGTCGGCGAGTTCTTCTTCGTCTTCACGGAACTCGGATGTGCGAGAGATGGCGCCCGGGGTCGCAGAGACAGCACTGGATCGCGATTTGCCTTTCGCCGCCGCTCCACGACGTATGACCCGCGTGGGTTCCGTCTGATATATAGAAATCGGCGTATCAACGACAAGTTGAGAGAATGTTCGCATAAACGAGAGAAAGTAGAAGAGATATAAATTACATACGATATTACGGTCGAACACCGAATACATCGTGAAAATATTCTTGCGGGTTGAATGAGGCTCGCGCTCCCCGAGCTCCTTTTCGATATCAACCTCACGCGGAACACCGGGTTTCGGTTGAACCGCCAACGTCGCCGCCGCTGCCGCAATTTTCGCATCCTTCTCTTCATCGAAAAATATCTCCGCCATGAAGGGTGTATTTTCCAACACGATCTTCAGGTCGCGCACATGATGTTCCGCATGACGCAAAACCTCCTTGATAACATGGTCGTTGTAGAACGTCTTGAGAGATGTATAATGCGATGAAATAATGCCCTTGACATCTTTCATATGCGTCTGAGAGAATCCCCAGTGCTTCGGGATATTCGTATCATCGAAATCCACGCCGTGATGAATGATCCCGGGGATAACATCGATTAGACGTGTCATGGTATTCTTCATGAATTGGATGCTTTTCGCTCTTGTTTCATCGGTGGCCGACATCAGAACCGTGCTGCTCTTATTGATTTCAAAGTCGAGAATTGTATCGATGATACGCTCGATCTCTCGGAATCGGGCCTTCGTTTGTTTCGCGTTTTGTTGGATAAACCCGATGACATCCGCGCGCATCTCTCGATTCTTCGTTTGAAGATAGTTCTTCAGGTCGCGCATCTCTTGTGTGTCTTCTTGAACATATGTCGGCGACCCCGACTCAAGTATCGCGAGTATCAATTGACGCAATTCTCTCGGAATAATACATTGGTCTAATTCGCTTCGATGCTCGTGCTCGCCTTCTTGTTTGTCGTCGTTGTCGCATCGTTCTAAATGAAGAATCGCGTCTTTCAACCGTTGAAATGGCACATGTTCTTGTGGGCTGACTGTCGTTTTATAATTCGCATCCACCATTTTATGCCCATTCACCGCCTTTAGTAGGCGCACAAGACTCTTGTCATCAAATATATTCGAGTCTCGTTTAAGTTTGCGTATTTTATCGTCGATGATATCCGCGGAATTCCAATCTTGGGGCTTCGGTGGGCAAATCTCTCGAAGTGATGGATGTAAATACATTGCGATTGCGACGCTTACTGGATTATCTGTTCCTGCGCCTGCGCTGCCCGATGCCGATGCCGATGCCGTCGCGTATTGCTGATTCATCCGACAATAATGAATAAACGCCCGATAAATCGTCTGCTCGTTGAATTGCTGCGGAATATTCGGATACTGGAATCGCGTATTTCGATTATCGATGATTGTAGTCGCGCGCGTCATAACGGCCATATCTCTCATCGTCTTTGTTAGGAATCCGATAATGCGATTATGATGGTGAATATTCTGCTCGCGTTCCATAAAATAGTCGATGACACGCTTGGAACGACGGTCTGTGGGCTCATTACAGCAGGCATTTTCGAGAAAGGGCTCATTCGCCATATTCAGCAGCAGCGGGCTACTATTCTTCACAATGTGATGTATCATTTGCTGTATCGACAAACTGAAATACTGGCACTTACTTTCAAGCACTGCGAGTTTATCATGCTGGCCGTGATATCCCCGCTTCATATCCGTGATGAGCTGATTCGTGAAATCCGCGGCGACGTTCTGAGGTGTCGCCATGTTGTCGAGAGATTTCATCGGCGGCATAAAATTAGCCCATCGTAGGACAGACAGTTCTTCTGGTATGGCGGCGGATTCGCCTCCGACTCCTGATCTCGCATCGCGCTTCATTTGTAATCTCTCCTTGACGAGCTGCTTTGTAAGGATGGACGCGTCCATCAACGTCTTCATCTTCGCAAGAATATCCCCCTCCTTCTTGAATGATTTCAGGGTATTCCACGGCTCGATACTTGTCTTGATTTTATACGCAATACACGCGATATACATCAACCCAGACACATCGCCGTCGCCGTCAATAGGATACCCCGAAAACGAACGAACGCATCCCGCATGAGTCTTACGCGTTTTTGGTGATGGTATTACACACTGTATGGAAATAGCGAGGTAACAAAGTGTGAGAAGAAGAAGCGTCTGGAAGAATACCTCCTTGTATGGCGGAAGATGCTTGCCTTTCTCTCGGAAAAACTTTTCAGACCTCTCTCGGTATTTGTCTTCGCTTGGAACAGATGACTCTAAAAGTGCGAGAGTATTCTGAATGATGAATTCGCGTTCCGTGTGTAAATCAATTCCCATATAACCAGTCATCGTAGTGACAATGTTATTGATAATACGCGCGTTTGGACTATCATACTTTTCGACAATACTCATACCTGTAAGGCCGCCACCGCCTGCGGCTGCTCCCGCCGCGCTCCCCCCCACCACTGGCTTTGCGACATTCAGGATCCCTTCACCCAAGTCGGCTTCGATAATATCTCTCGTGATTAAACGAAAACCGGCGTCGTCGAACCCTTCTTCGGTGATATGCTCGATTTTCTTGATAAGTGCGCCACTATACTTATCAACCCATGCTTCGCCGTCATCGCTGATGGTTCCGCGCTCTTTACATATGGTATCGATGACGACCGATAGCGACGATGCCGAGGCCGATGACGATGATTGAAGAAACGCCACCGCGATAGTCTCGTAAAACGACGGCATTAACTTCGCATTTGATTTGATACAATATAACCAATTCGGGTCTTCATCCATGATCTCGTTGGCTTTACGCGTGAAACTAGTGATAAACTGGAGGATGTCGTGCTGGCGTTTAACGAAATCGGTTTGTGCGATAATCTTATCTTTAAGCGGCTCCATCGGCGAAATAATTGCGTCAATGTCGTCGTCATCGCCGTCGCCGTCGTCGCCGCCCACTGTTCCGGTCTTCGCCGTATGAAACCCAATCTTATATTTACGGTCATTGTATTTATAAAACTCCTTATTCTGTATTTCCAGAATTCGCGCGATATTTTTGAGGTCGTATTCGAACTTTTTATTGACAAAATCCATGAAATTCTCTCGGGTCACCTGATACTTGGAATCAAATTCTGCCTTCATCTTGTCGAGAAACGCCTTCTTGACTGCGTCGGTGCCTTCCTTTGCGGTGATATGCGCCATGGCCATGCCGCCGCCGCCGCCGCCTCCTCCGCCGCCGCCCTCACCACCGATGGCACTACGCTGTGATAGTAAATTTACACTTGCTTCCATCGCCAACGGAATACAGTCACGATTCACATTACAGAAATAGTTTCGGTCGCTGCTTGGAATCATCGCAGGAATACTTGTATCACGAACCCATTTTCCATTTTCGCGTTTAAAATAGAGGAATTTGGTTTCAGTCGAACCCAGATCATCATCATTCGGAAATGTCATGCCACCAGACGACGACGACGACATACTCGGTTCGACATATTCTTCCTCTTCAACGACAGCATAATCGCCATCATTCACTGGGCGCATTCCGGGTCCTACCATAATCGCTTCGGATTCCTTCTTCGCTTCTTCATATGTCATTTTCTTCTTCTTGATGAGTTCATCCACGATAAACATGGCGAAATCTGTGGGACTCATCGCGTGTTGTTGCTCGCGATACGACTCGATAAACGCATAATCGGTTGTGTCGTATTTCTTGTCAAAGAATATCGGGTGTTGGCTGTCGTTGTCTTCTTGAAGGGCTTCTTCGTTCGGGTAATTCTTCGCAAGAACCAAGCCGAACCGTTTAGGGGCGGCGGCTCCTTGTTCTCCTCCAGAGGCTGCCGCCGATGCCGCCGCCGCCGCAGTCGCCGCAGTCGCCGCACCCCCGGGAGCACCTCCACGCATCGCCCCAACATTCCGCAATTCCTGACTTTGCTCGCCCAATACCAAATTAAAGTCAAACGGCGTGATGAGCTCAGTTGTAGTAATTGCGACGGCGTCCATATACAATTTCGCATAATCGATCGCCAACATCCGAGAGAGGAGCTCCGATGACGAGAGAAGGTTTTCGTTATATTCGGTCTGTTCTGAAATCCCAGCCGCATACGCCTGACCACGCATCTGCTGACGCCGACGTTCATCAAATGCTTGTTGCTGTTGCTGTTGCTGTTGGCCAGTCGCCGACCGCACCTGTGTATCCTGAAACCCGTAGGCCTTGAATACATCCGCGTCCATCATTCGCCCGCTTACGATGAGTTTATAGATCATCGACACACCCATGTAACGCACATTATAATGAAACGCACGCAAACGCCCAAATTTACGGTAATTCGTCGCATAATTCCGCTTGTATTCAAGGACGCGTTCATAAAGAAATGTCACAATCTCGTCGTATTGTTTCACATTCAGGTCTTCTTGATACACGAGAAACGGCTCGATGAATGCGAGAACATCTTGTAATGTAAGACGGCCGTGGATATACTGGCGCATCATTTCGAAAATATTACGGGTTTTTGGTAGTATAACTTCGAGGAACTTCCGATATTTGTCGCGGGTCGCTGCGGTGGAGGATGCGGTGGCGGCCTCTGGTTCGATGACAAACTGCTTGATTTCATGAAGGAGGCTATGGGCATTCAAATCCAGAGGCCGGTCAAGGTCGGTAATGTCATGGGTCGTAAGTGTCGTCATCTGGCGCAACATTTCCCAGTAATGAACATGTTTGGTATTGAGGTCGCATTTATCAAGAATATTGATACTCGGAAGTGATATGCGCGAATGATAAATAACCGGCTCAGGAAATGTCATAAAACCGACAATATTCATTCGATCGTTTGGGGTGAGATTGGAAAACTCGGTGGTTCGTTTAAGGACGGAGCCCACCGCACCACTGCCGCCGCTGCCGCCGCTACCTGACGACATCCGGGCTTGCTGAACCTTTGATAATCCAAGATTATACTTCTGAATAACGAATCTGCGACGTTTCACTTCTTCGCCTTGAACGACCGACGAGTAAAAATCATCGAGATTATCGATCACCGCTGTAATATTCTCATTCACCTGACGTGCGCTTATTACATCATGTGTGTAACGTGGATCGTAACTCGGCGAAAAATGCCGCGACGAGAGATTTGTCATATACTGCGCATACGTCAATGACCCATCATACCACTGACGTTGTAGTTGGCCCTCTGACTCTCGTTCTTCTTGAATTAGACGAGGCGTAATATCCATCTCAGACGCGGTTCGTTCGTCGATGGGAATATCGTATATCACCTTCCGGTTTTTCACAATCGGGATGATCCATCGAAGCGCATGATCCATCCGCATTAATGTATCAACCAGCGGGCGATAAAGCGCACCCTTCGGCGGCGGGATTGCGGGGTTGCCGTTGGCATCAAACTGAGAGAATTTATGTCGCAACTCGCGAAATCGGACCACCATCCGCTGTATATGCGCCATAACCGTGCGGGTTTTTTCCACGGAAGGGACATTTGTCATAAGCGTATCCAGCAAATCATCACACTGCTTATCTAAATTAAAACGGCGGTTCTCTTCTGGGATATCTACGGTTTGAACAAGAACGTCTAATTCTTCGCCCACCTGAATTTGGTCGGCGTCGATTAAGATTGTGCGTAATTTCTCTCGGAGTGCTGCGGTCGGAACCTGAACCTCCGCACCTGTCGCGAGACGACGCATATCCGAGAGCACAGTATGCTCTGATGCGCCGACTGGTTGATCTGTAGCGTCTTCACCCCCTTGCGCACTTCGGGCGATCTGACGCTGTCTTCGGCGTTCTTCCAACGGCGATAATGTTTCGCCTGATATCGCATCCATACCCATCGTTAAAAATCCGGCTTCGGCATCGGCGGCGGCATCGTCGGCGGCGGCACCGACACCAGACTGTCTTTCCGTGCCGAATGACGACGGTGGTGCGCGTATCTTGATTTCTTCAATCGGTAAATCTTCGGGAATACCCATATAACCGAAATTAATATATATCATCTCGTCTTCAGGATATGTGCGTATCTCAATCATGTCTTCTTCTACATTCGTAATCATACCCGTAATAATAGTCGGAATATCTCCGCCAAAACGGATATCCACCCACGTAGATACGACTAAATTATTTTGTCTCGCATACCCTTTCACATCGGCGCGACTTAAAAGTTCGATGGAGGTTATACTTTCATCGACGAGGTTGCCTGTTGCGTCAATTTTTAATATGGTATCCTCGAGAGTCTCCGTATCAACCAGTTTGATTTTACGTGAAGATACATAATCAACGAAGAAAACGTGGTCATGGATTTCCTGATGCGTGGGGGCGATTACCCGTATAATATCGCCGAGCTCGATTGTCAAAGATGCGATTTCACTCTCGGGTTCGGCCGCGACTTCGGCCGCGGCCTCGATATCAGCCTCGGCTTCGACCTCGGCATCCGCAGCACCAGCTATTGTTGGTTCAACATCTTCTTGTTCCATGCTACTAATTTATCTAGTTATTATATATTTACATTTACATTTACGTCTTTTTCAGAACGACTTACAATAACCGATATAAAGGTTAAACATATGATTATATAGATTATCGTAATGTTTTCTATATCTTCCGTTCAGTTTCCTGACCTTACTGAGTTCGCAAATAAAATAAAGTCAAGCTCACATGAAAAAGCCGAGTTTGATGAAATCCGATCATGGTGCGCAGATAGAGGATTTCTGCTTCATTTTTCTAAAACTGGGTCGTCTGGATTATTTTATACATTGAAATATGACCGTGCTAAACTCACCGCCGAGCAATACGAAACGGTTGGACGGTTGCGTTCAGTTGTTTTTGATAAAAGCGGTCGTATTTGCTGCGTCGCACCACCCAAGATGCCGACTCTTACCGAGGAGATGAAGAAGAACTCCGATGTGAATTCGGTGAATGGTGTTCTGGTCGCAGAGGAGCTTGTGGAGGGTATCATGGCGAATCTATTCTGGAACGAGGATGAGGGTAAGTGGTTTATCGCGACGAAGAGTTGTGTCGGTGAGGTTTCATTCGACCATATTCTCCAAGCGGAGGCGGAGGCTCAGATCGTGGCGGCGGGGGTGGCGGCGGCAGCAGATCACGCTCACGCGGAAGCAACAGAAGATTCATCCAAAGGATTCCAGCGATTGGGCGTTCAAGAAATATTGCGCCGTCGTATTTGCGACGTCCTTAGCTTGCTGCGGAATGGTCTGGATGCGATTCCCAAGCAATACTGCTATTCACTCGTTATTCAACATCCGAAGAACCAAATCGTGAATGTGATTACTGTTCCGAAGCTGTATCTGGTTGCTGTGTATCAAATTAGTCAGGCGCAGGAAGCTGAGACTAGCGGCGTGAATGTAGTCCGTCTCGATCGCGACATCTTTTCTGCCAACTTTGGCGGTAGTGTTTCACATATGCCTTCAACGCTGACATGCGTTCTTGATGATGTGCCGACCGATGCTGCGACTGCGACTGCGACTGCGACTGCGACTGCGACTGCGACTGTTGAGGATTACATCCGAATGTATGCGTCTTCTGAAACTCGTTCTGTGTCGATGCCTGGTGTTGTTTTCGTCGATAAAGATACTGGCTTCTGCTACAAACAGCGTAACCCCAAATACGAGAGCGTGAAGAAGCGCAAGGGGATGGAGCAGAAATTGATGTCGCAGTATCTCCAGTTACGTAAGGACCGCGCGATTGATGAGTATTTGAAGTATCACCCACAACATTCACGTGCATTTCGCCAGTTCCGCGACCGTCTTCACGATTACACGCAACGATTATATGACGCATATATTGAGCATTACGTGAAGAAGGATGCCAAGCCATTGAAGGAGTATGACCGAGAATTGAAGACTCACATGTACAAGATTCATTATGACGTGTATTTGGCGACGATGAAACCGACTGGGGCATTTGTTACGAAGCACACGGCGATTAACTATGTGAATCAATTGGCGCCGGCGCAACAACTGGCATGCTTGAATGCGACTCCTCTGGCGGCGGCGGCAGCAGGTGCGGGTGCTGATGCTGGTGCTGGTGCCGCCGAGTCAGATGCTCCGCGTAAGCCATTTCAAAAGAGACAGATTGAGCGGGCAAACCCGACGGATAGAACTGGTGGCGGGTTTCGTAGTAGTCGGCCTTCAAGAGGCGGGCGTATGGTGCCATCATTGACGATCCAAATTCCAACTACGGACGCGGGCGCGGGCGCAGATGCCGATGGACAGGCCCAAGTAAAGGGACATAAGAATAATGGAAGCGTGAAAGTCCAGAACCAGTTCGCCGGATTGGACGTTGATTGACAGACGGGCGAGTGAATAAATAAATTGATTGATAATAATTGTGATTACTATTATCAAACGAACTAACGAACGAACGAACAGACAAATGCCGACCCCGACGACACCGCCATCCACGCCCTTCCCAGAAGATACGAGCGAATATTATGGGTGGTTTTCGGAAGCGGCTCAGCAATTACGGGTTTCATACCCGACTGTACATATGCACATGCGCACGAAACAAATCATGATGAGTCCGCCATATACATACTGGACGCAGGGCGACAAAAAGGTTCTTGTGACGGAAATCACGCACACGAGTATCCCGACTCCGCGACAGGTCGCAAATGGCGATATATGCGTGGGACGTGTGGATAGTTATGTGGGGAGGTCGTATGTTAGGAGGTTGTAGTAGGGTTATGAGAGGTTTAGCGGGCGAAGAGGAGTATCATTAGAATTTAAGAGCACGTTTAATGCCATACATAGCCGCGTTACCAGCCGCGTTACCTAGTTTGCCAGCAGCTGAACTCAATCCTGCGTTTAATACTGTTGCTCCTTTGTCAGCTGCTGAACTCAATCCTGCTTTCAGACGGTCCTTCGCCATCTTAGCAATATTCGTTGTCCATGTCGTTTGGTTTTTTTGACATTTCGACTCTTGTGACGGTTTGTTTTTTGTTTTGTCATAATAACTAATATATCGCAGTATATTATTTATTACAATGGAATGGAATCGAATCGAACGTCTAAAAACGAATCGTTCCGCCGACCATTCCGCCGACACTGGGACGGCCGCCAGACCAGCCGCCACCAACTTGGCCTTGGACATAGACGCTGCGGTTTTCATTGCCGAAAGTCACGCGTCCTGTGCCACTGTAGCCTTGGTTATTGGCGTTGAATGAACCCGAGAACCCCGCGGGGGAAGTGCGCGGGTTGGGGTTGGTGAATTGGAGAGATTGCATCGGGATCGAGGGGTGAAGGGTCAAAGAGCTTTTATAATACTAAAGGAGATAATAGTTTTATGTTACTTTCGGGAAGTGCGGCGACGGCGGCGTTTGGTGGCGGATGATTTACGGCGGGGGCGGCGTTTGGTAACTCGCTTGTTAGATTTCACAGTACGTTTATGTTTTTTGATGCGTTTACCTCCAATATGTGAATAATCTGTCTTTATTTTTTCTTGGAATTTAGTCAGTACCCTACTAAAATCTGATTGTATGTTTTGGGGTGTGTCAGGAGGAGTAGTTTGGAAACTAGCATTTTTTGATACAGATAATAATGCATGAGATAATTCTAAAGAAGTATCGAACAGTTCTAAAGAAGTATCGAACAGTGACATATAAAATCTGAAAATACGTTCTATATTATCATCACTGGTCGGGTCTTTGCTTGTAATACCAGAATATTCGAAATAATCTGGAGGAGTTTGGGAAAATGCCTCTTTAAAATCTCGTTCAAAAGAATTATATTCCTTCATTATTTGTAGAACACTTGCTTCATTATTTGTAGAACACTTGCTTCATTCGTCTTATTTATTTTATCTTTATCAATGCTATTTTGGCTGTTTGATTTAGGTACATCTATAGATGGTATTTGAATTGATTTGATACAAAGAATAAATGGTATTAGTTTTTTTTACACATTCTTGGTGTATTTTTATTAATTGGTCAGTTAATGGGTCAGTTATAGATTCCGAACTCATATTTTATATATTGTTATACATAAACTATATATAAAATATTCTAAAATACCAGCCCCCCCCCCCCCCCATTACCTCTCATTCTGTGGAGCGAAGCGACGCCGGCGCCGTTGGGGGGCGCTACCCCCATCACACCTCATTTTGCGGAGCGAAGCGACGCCAGCGCCGTAGGGGGGCGCAACCCCCACAGCGCCGTTGGGGGGCGCTACCCCCATCACACCTCATTTTGCGGAGCGAAGCGACGCCAGCGCCGTAGGGGGGCGCAACCCCCACAGCGCCGTTGAGGGGCGCTACCCCCCCTAAAACAGTTTCGCCTGCGCATGTTGAAACGGCCTCGCGGCCTTCTCCACCACCAACGGTTCCGGCATAAACACCGCCATCCTCTCGAAGAATTTCACCTCGGGCAGTTGCTTCAATTGAGGGACGACCTGCGCCTGGGGATCAACGAGGTTGGTAGAATTAATACCAAATAACGCGGATTCAATATCCACCGAATTACGGGAGAAATGTTCGCGGGACATCTTGGTGGGAAGGATGCCTACACTTTCGTAGGCGAGGGCGGGTTCATACGCCTTGCCCGCATACCCGTTTTCAAACGCGACGTAATTGCGCGCTTGACTCTGGGTATTTTGCTCGATTTTGAAATCGGTGCGGGTGTTCTTGTTTCGGGTGGATGCCATTCGACGGGATGCGATACGATACGATGCGATACGTGTTATTATATCATTATATTTATTTTATATTCGCCTAAAACATCGTCCGAAAACATTCCACGATTTCGTCTCGTAAGGTGGCTGGAATATCTTCCTTGTTTTTGGCATGACGCAAACACGTATGAAAAAGATCGAATAGCTGAAATGAAAACATCATACAAAAAATCATATCGCTATTATCATTGGCGGTATTTCCGTGGTTGTCGTCGTTGGCCTGCGCTTGTTGTGCCTTGTATAGCGGATGTGCTTCTAACATCTCTCGAATCCCCGGGTTCGTATTGTATCTATCGTACAGGTCTTCAATGACCGCCGAAACAATCTCCGGATGATATTCACCAGTATCGATTCCAAATGCTTGTAAAAATTGGATTTGAAATAATGTGACTTGGTCGTCCATGTCTTCAATCATCTTGTAGGTCGGGACAATATCATATTTATATCCTGAAAGGTCGATTTGGGTAATGTCGGCGTCGTCGTCGCGAGATGTATTTGCGGGTATTTCTAAATTAGCCATAACGGATGAATGAATGAATGAATGAATGAATGAATATATAAAAATAGGATGATATATCTTTATATATTATCGGGTTTGATGATCACGCCGAGTTTGATCATGATGATTACTTGCTGTTAAACATATACTCTTGGTCACGAACCAGCTCGCGCGAGGGAACACCGCCGCGTATCCATCCATTCACGGCCGCGCCTTCCACATAATTCGCAGGATTGTTAATCGTCGTCTTAAACTCCTCCTGAAGAGGATAATCGCTATGCGCCGCATTCAGTTGCTCCGAGATCTGAGTAATGCTCTTCTTATTCGTATTCATGTCGCCTTGAAGCATCTTGGATTCAAAATCGACATTCACAGCACCACGTCCTAAATATGGGACAGTCTTGAATGGGCGTTCGAGAAGGCTCAACTTACACTTGGCGTGGGTATTCAGGCTTCCAATCGACAGCTCGGAGTTCGTGTCGATATTACAGCCGCCAAATCCACCATGGCCTCCCTTGTAAAAGACATTCGGCTGGCTGGTCGCGAATTGAATCGGGCGCTCCATTTGACAGTCCGTAGAGAAGAAGTTGTTTAATGCGTAATTCGCAGCATTCAGGTTCTGAACGTTGCGTTGCGAGAGATCGCCGGTATCACTGCCGATTCGCGACATATTATCGAAAGTATAGCTATTCACGTATGCCATGGTTCGTTCGTTCGTTCGTGTTCCTTGTAATGTAGGTATATAAGGTATATAAATAAATAAATATTCGTGCGTGTATTTATTTATTTGTGCGTGTATCTAAATATCTCTACTGTCCCACAACACCGCCTAATCTTGAATTAATTCGCCCACACGCGAATTCGTCTCCTTCTTTACACGACTTCATTTCCCCATAACAGAATTTCGCGAATGCGTCTTGGTCGTTCGGAATGCGCGTATTTGCGACTGGATGGAATTGTCGCATCGACGACTCAAATGAGATATTATCACCTAAAGTTCCGAATAATTTCCCATACGTTTCTTCCGGTGTATGATTGGGTTGTTCTGCGGGAACATTCGAACCGTTAAATATCACATTACTCGCGTTTGTATCGAAACTTCCGCTTACAAATCGTTTCGCGGATTCATTGATATCTTCCTCTACAGCTGGATTGAATGACGGCGCGGCATTACGGCGTTGCGGGTCGTCGATGATTTCCGGAAGAAGAGGGTTCATCATCGGATTCTGCGGCTGAGGTGCCGTAAATTCATCACGCATAAGGTCATACATTTCGGGTTTGTCGATATTATTCGCGAATCCCTCTTTGGTTTTCAGCACTTGTTTCGCTTTGTCTGTCTCTAGGCCCGCTTTGCCTTTATGAACAAAATTATATATCATAACAATAATTCCTAAAGTAATAGCGCCTAGAATAAACAGGGCGAATGATGATGTAACGAGGTAGCCTAAAATTGTCGCTAGAACGACGAATCGGGTGATTGCGTTCAGTTTGGCGGGAGGCTCCATATCTTTTTGCGGCCATATCTCCCGAATATAATCCTTGTTCATAAGAACAGTCGGGTCTTCCACCCAAAATACTTGGTCTTTACTCATTCTGTATGTTGGCGTGGTTTGATAATATATATGATACTATACTACTTATATATTGTCTAGATTGTTTGTTGTTTGTTTGTTCGTCCGCTTTGTTTGTTCGTCCGCTTTGTTTGTTCGTCCGCAGCTTCCGCGTTCGCGTCCGCTTTGTTTGTTCGTCCGCTGCTTCCGCGTTCGCGTCCGCAGCTACCGAACAAACCCTATGCTATATTGGAGCTATTCTCGGTCGCATTGATTGGTGTGGTTGTTCAAACCCTATGCTATATTGGGGCGTTACGTGGTCGCATTGATTGGTGTGGTTGTTCAAACCCTATGCTATATCGGTGCGTTACGTGGTCGCATTGATTGGCGCATTACTTAGTCGTTTTTCTGTTTCTGTTTCTCTGGTAGAGTCGCGGCTACGGATGCTGCGGGGGCTGCTTGGGCCTGCCCTAGGACACGCGGTGTCTTCGCTGGTTTCTCACCTGATGTGAATACTGCGGTGGTCGCACCAGATACAGGTGATGCCGCTGCCGCTGCTTGTGCCGCTGCTTGTGCCGCTGCCGCCGCCGCCTGTTTTTCATGAACCTTCTTCAATAACCGCTCACGCATCTGCGCCTGTTTCATATTCTTATTCAACTGTGACTGCATCGCGCCAAAATTCACTTTGCCACCGCCGCCGCCGCCACCGAGACCACCCGGCATATTCATCCCCATCTTGCTCAACATACTCGCAAGATTATTCATCCCCGGCATGTTTTTCATCTTTGACATGAGCTCGCTCGCCTCTTGCATAATCTCGCTTTCTTTCAATTCACCCGACTTCAGTTTGGAATCCAGCTTGGATCCAACCGTCTTAATAATCCCCGACAACTTGCTCGGATTCTTCAGAAGTTGCTGAAACACGCCCTTCATCGACGTCTCATTCTCCATATCCAGATTCAGATCGGCCGCTGTCTCTTCGGCGATTTCCTTGGCGAGCTTGCCAATCTTCCCGTTCAGGATTCCCGAGAGATGCTCATGAATCGCACTCGCATCAGGGACGGGGACGGATGACGACGGCGCTGGACCACTGCCGCCACCACCACTGTTCGTTTGATGTCCTTCAAATGCCTGACTCATAAACTCCGTCGCCTTCTTCAATGTTTCATCCAAGTTAGGATGCGATTGCGGGGTGCTTCCATCATCCGCTCCGTCTGGTCCGTCCGCTCCATCCGCTCCTCCGAACATCGACCCCATCTCGCCAATCACCTCCTCCAGCTTGGTTTTCAGTTCGTTGTCGTCAATCGCCTCAAACAACTTCGCAGTATCCCCGAATGAGCCCATATCCGAGAGATTATTCACAATAGAAAAGAGCACGAGTTGAAGATACTTCCAAATGATGTCCTTGGTATTATCGGCGATATCTTCGGTCGCCCAAATCTCTCGGAAATCGATGCCGGGGAGCATGCTCACTGTGCTCGCGTCGCTCACCGTGCTATCTTTTGCGTCGCTCGCCTGTACTGTATTGTAACTAAACAAACTCTCATTCTTATACAGAATATCAAAAAAACGGACTGGATACACCTCCTTACAATGTGTGTATAGTTCAATATACAGCTCATCCGGCATCGGCTTCATTTCATGTGAATAACCTAAATACTTGGCGAGTGTTTCATGGTACTCGGGGAACGAGCAGTCGATATCTCGCAGAAAATCAAGAATAATCGTCTGAAACTCCGTAGAAATGTCGTTGATTGTGACTGGCTTCTTATCATCGGACGCGGACGCGGATGCCGCTGCGCCCGACGTGTGTTTCGGTTTGTTGGCGGATTTACCCTGCTTCTTGTGTTGCTTATTTCCACCCATGAATAATTCTATGAATATGTATTACTACTAGACCAAATATTTAAGTTGCTTTTTTGTTTGTTTATTATTATATGTAAGTAACGTTATACACATTATTACATATAATACCGAAGTAATGAGACGATTACGTCATATAATTATTTACGGATACTCTTCTTATCCTTCCGCTTATTATTCTTTTGAGCAAGTTTCTTAGAAATACGGCGTTTATGGGTAGTTCGAGCGGACTTTTTCAGATATCTACTGCGACGCTTGCGGGTGCGGGAGCCGCCACCGTAGCTTACGAGATTGAGTATAGGCTTTTTAGTATAATAATCAAGAATTTTAGGAGTTGTAGGATTAGGAAATCGTTTAAATTCTCGCTTCTCCTTCTCATTACCGACTACATATTTAAATTCATATTTTAAATCATGTTGTAAATGATCTTTCATTGTAAGATTTAACGTTTGTTCCATATTTGTTTTCGATGATATTGAAATTTGGGGGGGTACAACATAATTAGCAAACATCGGGCGTCCGTCAGCAAACACGGCGCCCTGTACTATTGTACCAGTAAATATGTTGTAATCCTTAGGAAATTGGCTTTGTTTCAACATAATGCGTCCAATAAATTTGTCATCTACAACCCCCTGATCAATTTTCGACAAATCAAATATCAAAAAACAACATCCAAAACGTTCTTTAATATCATACTCCTGATCGTCTATCTTTGATACATCAACACAATAATAGAATTTGCCATCACTAGTCCGCACTTTTACACCTACATATCCTTTCGGGCTGTGACTACATACAACGTGTGTAAAATCTTTTATATCAATATAGCGTTTTGCTATGCTCTTTTCTAAGTGTTTGATGCTTCCACCATCTTGAATATCTTGAATATCTTGAATTTTAATTCCAGACACGGCCTCAAATTTACTAAACCCGGTTCCAAATGACACAGTAGAGAATGGCATATTTGCGCCGGTTTTTGAATTATTATTATACAACCAATAACTTCCGGTTGTCATACCTGATACCCACTCAAGTAATTGCCTCAAAATTCTACGATCACTACGAGAATCCTTGATTAGTTTCCTGAGCGATTGATTAAATTGACGCAATCCAACATTAATTTCTACCTTGTTGGCTGATTTTATGTCAGAATCTTTAACTTTCCCTACAGTATCATTATTCTTCTGCTGCTCATCGGGCAAATCTTTTGCTGCGTCATATTGTTCCTGATAAATAGCACCAGGTATAATTGGAATATAACCACGCGGCGGTAATGAATGCATAAATCCGAACTTACCTCGGTCGCCTGCGTCGATACACGCTACGAGATGACCTGCCATAAGTAACTCTTCAAATATACCATTAAATTCTGGAACATCACATTTAATAGCTCCAGCCATCGCCTGGACCAGATATACGTATATATATGATTTGACTTCGGGAGTAATTATATATATTTCTTGTGATGTAAATCCTTTTTTTGTAAGATATTCATCGACTAAAAATATCCATCCATAGTATTCGGTCATTGTCTCTTTTACATATACAACTCTATCTAGACATGTATTTTTATCCGATATTTTTGTAGGGTGAGGATCCCACATGTAGTCAAAATCAGCCTTATTATTACGTTCAAACGTAAATTCAAAGTCAATAAATGCGGTGAGGTCGCGTCCTACAAAGCCCTCCACCTTCGCTCGTAATTTCGTCATACACGCTGTCGACGGCTGTAATTCATAAGACAAACGTTGTATAATTAAATCTCGATTACCTGTAATTAAAATAACTCGGGTCGGGTTATCACGTTTTAACTTTAAGAGTGTTGTCGCAATATTAATATTATCGGGACCATCACCAAAAACGTCGCCTAAACAAACCAATATAACATTCGGTTGAAGAATTAAAGTACCTTCTGGACTAACAGTCAAATAGGCGTCTAACTCTGTCAAGTTGGAAACCGTTTGCGTTAGAACGTTTGTATCACTTACTTGGTTCGCGCCATCTGGTCGAAGGAACTTTTTCAAACTGTTTCCTTCAGGGTCGCCGAAACACACGATTTTTTTATTGGGATCGGCATAATACATACCATGATATACACCAGCGACTTTTTCTGCTTCTACTGGTGCTTCTGCTGATGCTGGTGCTTCTGCTGCCATTTTGAACTAGTGTTATTATATATAATGAAAATATTTTATTGTAAGTAGCTTATAATTTACTAAATTTACTACGCCCTCGGAATCTTCACACCCAACGCCGACTGGATTTTATTCACATGCGTCGCATTATACACGCAATTACCACCGCGTTCAATCTCGGCGATGATGCTCACGTCCATATTACACTTTTGCGCCAATTCCTTTTGGGTTAGTTTCTTTTCGCATCGCGCGGTTCGGATCGCGTCGCTTGTGGCTTTGACGACATACTTCGTCTTTTTCGCATTGTCGGCGTCGGCGTCGGTGCTGCCACCGCTTTTTGCGGTTGTCGCTGCGACGATGGCCGATGCGGAATTCTTGGTCGCAGTCATAGACGCGAGTGTTGGCCTTGACGCCGCCATCGCCGCGTCTTTATACGCCGTCGCTGGTCTTGTTTTACTCATCGTCACGGGTGTCCAGTCTTGGCAATCGGGTGCCTGCGTGTCATCGGTATTATATCGGTTTTGTTGGTTATTGGATGATGACATGGTGGTGGTCGTGATAATAGAATCGGGATTCGTTACTATTATGATTACATGAAGTAAATTCACATCAATTTTATTGTGAAGGCCAACCTGAAAAGATATAGACATATTCCGCGAATGTTATGTAATATTACCTTACCATAGATTGTCGGTGTCATATATACATATGACCTGGCTACTCATCCTACATTCCGTATTATTTGTAGCAACACTCACCGAATATCTCATCTGTATGAAATACATTACGAACAACTACGAATACAAGAACGAATGGTTCAATGTATTACTGAGTCTGTTATTTACCCCATTTTACGGTTGCCTCTTCATTCGGTCGTTTTCATGGAAGCGTATTCGCGAATCCTACCTCGCCCCTGAACGCCGCGCCGTGCTTAAATACCCCGTTTTAACCGGCGTGCTTTATACTGTCGAAACCGTCGTTGTATTTTACGCGTTGCGCACCGTTACGCTAAGTTATTATACAATACTGCGGTCCGGTTTCATTATTTTCAATATACCGTGGTTCAGGTATCTACTTAAAAAACCCGTGTCGCGGTTGTATTACGCCAGTTGCGCTTCGTTGGCTGTATCGCAGGCACTCGCGGTAGGTCAGTATGTATATGCGTATTCTGCGGATTCTGCGGATTCTGCGGGCGGCGGGGGCGGGGGCGGGGGTGGGGGTGGGGGCGCCGACGTCATCCAAAATACAGTCATCATCTTCGTATCCTGTTTCTTGAACTCCGCGTATAATAACATCATCGAATACTCAATGGCGCGCCACGGAGATGTAATATCCAATATCGATTTCCAAATCATGTTTCAGGCGACGTATTTCGTGCTTGCGGCTCCATGGGCGGTAGTATATACAGTGAAACATACTCCACCCATTACTGCGGGCTTGATGACCATGTATTTTTTCATCGCGTTCGGGCTCCAGCTTTACATGTTCAATAAAATATACATCCTGAATAGTCGCGCGAGTATCATACCTGCGAATATTCTGCTCAGCGGGCTCGACTTGGTTCGCCGCATCATCCAGCTCACATATTCCTTCGTATGGTTTAACGAACCATTTGATCCAGTGATTGGGGTCTCGCTCTTGTTTTTGGGGACGTCGGGGGGCTTATTGCTCTATCAGTATATATCTGACTACTACTATCGGTCGTCGTCGGGGTCGGGGTCGGGGTCACGCCGGCATCATATATTGGATGATGATGATGATGATGATGCTAAGGAAACCGCGTCGGCGATGCGTTGCGAATCGGAGCAGGCGGAGGTGGATGCGGAGCAGCAGGTGTGATTTGCGTGGATGTATAAGTAAAACACCGCGAAATTCATGAGAAAAAGCACCTCCACCGCGAAAATCGGCGCATCTTGAAGCACGCCTATCACAGTCACGACCATGAAAAGAAACTGTGCGTAAAGAATAATGCGGAGATTATCTGAAATTGTTGCGTCGTCGGCGGCACCACATCCGTAGTATGTATGTCCCACCATAAACCCGATGATTGCGAAAAATACGGCGGCCGCGAAGATGTAATGTTTGGGGTCGTCTTCTGGGATATAAATAACACCGAAAATCCCTAGTAAAATAACAACAATAAAGGCCAATGACCATATTCGCGATTTCAGGCATCGTTGGTATTCATAAAGGAGGGTGAATATTGCCATCAAGAACATAGATGCGGCGATAAAGTGTCTCGTTTGGAATACATCAGCATACGATGCGGCGGTGGCGGTGGCGGCGGCGGTGGTAAATAATGGTTCTTTACTTGTTATAATACTAGATATACTTCGGGTTCCGGCGCCACTGCTGCTGCTGCTTATGTAATATATATATATGATTGGTGCGAAATAGGAGAGAAGCATGAGTGCCAATAACGTGTTTTGGTTCATCTTCATCTTATTATATTATATTGACAATTGTGAATATAATAATAAACGGCATATCTCGCAGCGGCATCACCCGCAATACGTCTCATTCATGAACTTCTCCAGTTCGCTCCCCTCATAATAAGGAATATTTTCCTGACCTGTCATGATCTTCGCCGTCTTCCATAGTCGGATAAACACATTTTCACACACATAAGGGACGCTATGCCTACGACATACTGCGGCGACGTCCTTCCGAATGACTTGGTATTCATACGCCGAGAGATCCGGAAAGAGGTGGTGTTCTATCTGGTAATTCAGCCACCCCTGTAAATAATCCGTCGCGTTATTCGCCGAAGTATAATTCGCAGATGAAATACATTGCCGAAGCAGCCACTCATCGCTTTTCCCCTTCACCGGTGTTCGATACAAATACATGTCACTTCCCGCGTGGTTCGGCACAATAATCACGAATGTATGGACATTACATAACAAATCCGCCAGAACGTAATTCACGATCACGTTATATAGATGCGCGTGGGTGAATATGGCGGGAAAATACGTGTGGAATATGTAAATAACGGCGAAACACGCCGCGCGGTAGAATATAATTGGGCACAGAACGAGTGTAAAGTATTCCACTTTGCTAATCCACGACGGCCACTCGTTCGTCACCATTCCAAAAAGCGTCATCTGTTTGTAATCCTCCTCTTTCATCGTATAATTGATTTTGGTTGCCTTGTAATATTTATACGAATTCGACGAGTAGTAAAAGAGACGCCACGTAAGTGCGAAGAATGCGATGATACCGTATTTCAGGATTCGCGGGGCATTCAATGTGCGAAGGAGAACGAGATTATGTTGGACATTATCTGGGTCGTTGTATTCGTTCAGCTTATAATGATGATATATATTGTGCTCACACGACCATGCTTCGGGTAAAATATAGTCCATCCAATCGAAGAAACGACGTAGTTTCACACCATATGTAATACGGTTGTATTTGTTATTGTTATTGTTATTGTTATTGTTATTGTGATTCGTTTCGGTATATCCACCATGACTGACATGATGACTCACCGTTGTCCAGTGAGAACTAATCGAAAGACCCATCATTACCCAAGGAAATATGTATGCCGGGTCCAAGAAAGAAAGGTAGAACCCCGTGTAAAATATCATGTTATTGAATGTAACAATTTCTTGAAGATGAGTCATCGCTTGTCGTTTATGATCTGGCGTGAGTTTGGTTTCTTTGATCGCGCGGATATCGTCGGCCCATTTCGAGAGACGGGTCGGCGGCGGCGGCGGCGGCGGCGGCGGCGTCGTAGTGGCTGGTGTCGTCATCGTTGGATACCCCTTTTACTTATTATACTGTCGATATTTTTTATATCTCTTTGCGGTATTCGACCGACTTTGTAATACTGTCATACAATACAATATTGGCTACATTTGCGACCAAGTGGATACTCGCGTGAGCATAGGTTGCCGGCCACAATCGGCCACACGTCATGAAATATTGGCTTAATCTGTATAACGCTGCGGAACAACCGATGAGGGCGGAGTAGCCTACAATGTTCTGCGTATCGCGAATATGTCGGAAAGCATAATACGTTTGATATGTCGCGCCAGAAAAAACGACAGCCATATCCAAGGTTCGACGCCACGAATTGCGAACGGGGTTGCGCCAGTAAAGGAGGGATGTCAGCCAGACAGATGCGGGGATGGCGACAAGATGGGCGGTGGCGGGGTGGGAATACGCGTATATCGCGGAGGGGATGGACAACCACGCGCAATACCAGATGAAATTCGCGTTTAGGAATGGGAGGGTGAAAATAATGTCACGAGGGGGGGGGCTAGTGATAATGAGCGAAGAGGCATTATTGATATATAGATGCTACTATGTTTATTTGATTTAGATAATACTATTGTCTTCGATAATATTATATTATTGTAGTATATTATAAACGACGACTATATTACAGTAATATAATGGCACCAGAACCCGTAAGCGTAGTGATTGACGGTGTAAAATACGTTCCTGAAGTGGTTACTGACAAACCCGATACTGTCGTGCCGGCGATCGATCCGGTAAAACAGAGGATAGTAGAGACTTTCAAAGATGTAAAAATTGACGACTTGAAGAAAGTTGTAAGTCACGACATGAAAACAGTAACAACTGGCAATAATACAGAACTAGACAGAGTTCTAACATTGGATGATGAAACACAAGTAATGTTTAATTATGCGGCAAGATTTTATAATGTAGCAAAAAATGATGGTCAGTTACATATAGATTCGTTTCAGAATAGTAAAGACAAAATAAAAAATGGCACAATATTTAATACATCTTATGTTTATATTGACACAAAACCTTCAGAAAAGAATGTATATGTATATGTGCCTCCTACCATTATATCGGGTGGTGGCTCCCGCAAAAAATACAGAAAGTCATCCCGACGCGTTACGTCGGAAAAAAAGTCGTCTAGAACGCGTAAATTCCGCAATCGTAAGTAAGAAGCCTGCCTGCCGGTCGGTCGCCCCCTCAATATAATGTCATATAAACATGTCTTGCGTTTATATTACATAAATACACACCCAACCACGCGTTATGGTGCTACTCATCCCCGCCAACGCGAATCCGACCATGGCCGACATCGATGCGTATCTACTCCTTGGCGCCGATATAAAACGCGTTGTCCGAGAGATTGAGTGTAAATCCGGCGCGGGTGCGCTTCTTCATCCAGCCGAGGAGTATTTCGTTCGTCAGTCGTTATTCCGCTCTTTTAGAGCATAGAAATTCGTCCGATTCTTTCGCAACAATCGATAACTCCACGCATAACCCATACAATACAACACAATAATAAGGAACTGTGTAATGTATCGAAACCGAAAAAACTGGGTTCGATTATCGTAGATATACAAAGACAACCCAAACAATCGGTAATAAGAATAAATGATGAGCTGACAAAATTCGGAAAAGATATTCAAGCGCAAATAATGCGCGTATTCTTTATGTAAATAGTAGGAAATATATATCATAATGTTCGATTTTTCAAGAATGTTAAACGCGTCTAGTATATGTTCTTGACTTTCGCCAGATAAGGATGAAATCAATACATACATTCCCGCGAGATGATGAATAATGAAAGGAGTTTGGCGCTTGAATTCATTTTTCGCGTTATGGTCGCCGCTGGTTCTATAAATGCGTGACAAAATGTAGAGTAGGTCGTAGATGTAAAACCCGATGCTCATATGCGTAGCATAGTCCAAGTTGTATTCGTAATTATAATGAACTATAAATGATAGACAGTGAATGAAACTAACGATATTGTTTGTCGGTGCGTCTTGTTTGTATTTTGATACTTCGGTGGTTATCGTATGCCAAAAACATAGGATTGGCAGGAGGTAGCTGATATTCATCATAGAATCGATATAATTAAATGAATGATATCGGTTTATATTCTCGTCGGCTCGTCGGCGTCATTCATCATCTATGGAAAGCCCACCTCGTGTTTTTTCGATACATACTTTCTTTGCTACTTTTCGTATCACCTTATCTATATTCCCGTCCTTCTCTCCGTCGGTGACTACCTTGGATAACCTGAAGTATGTGTCATTCTCTCGGGTGTTGCTATCCATACACCGCGGGTTGGCCTTCGCCCATTCATTCACCAGGATGACATTCTTGTGTTCAACCGCTAGGACCGCATTCGTCATTTTCGGGTGGTTGGGTTCTTCACGCTCCCATTGGTCATTCTCCTTCACATAAAGGGTTTCGCGCTTGACGTCGCTACAATGAACCGGTCGCTTGTATATGTCTGTTTTCTGGAGGTTGTCAATGAAGATATTCGTCATTCCTTCGACATAACCAAGCCGATCCACATTTTCCAAGTCGGTCATGTTCAGTTGGATGGAATTCACGAAATCCTTCATGTTCATCGCATCCTTACATTTCTCATTCAGGAACATGTTCATGTTGAATGTGGGGTTGTGGCTGTTGGTGGTGGTAATCGTGTTATGGCTGTGTGACATTCCACCCAATCCACCATTCTTACACATTTCCATGATTTTACTTTGAAATTCGGCATTTTGCTGAACTAACAACAACATCGCGTTGGTGAAGTTTTTGGTGAGGACTTCGCATAAATTCTGTTCGGATTGGGTAGGGGCGGATGCCGCAGGGGCGGTAGCATCTGGGGGAGGGGGTGTGGATGTGGGCGGAGGCGGAGGCCCAGAGCATACCGTTTTATGCTTATAAACACTTGTCCGATGTTTGAATATCTTGTGACAAGAAGGGCAAGCATTAGGATCGGGTTTGTCTAGCGTTTTTTCGTATCTTTTGACGTTTTCATCATGCTTACGTCTCGTTAAATGACGTTCATAGTCGGTTTTGTTATACGACATAAAGTTACAAATTTCACAGGTATAGCCAACACTCAGTTTTTCGTTAGTCATTTTGTATTCCGTTATACTCTACAATACTAAAATAAAACGTCTAAAGATACACGCCACCGCCCCGCCGCCGCGACACTCCAAAAAAGTCAGTCACGCATTTTTGATGCCGAAAATGCGAAATAAGAGCATAATGGTCACAACCCCGTTTTTTCATGTTTTGCGTTTCGCGTTTTAAAAGTCTGGCGCGCAAAGGCCAAAATGGACATTTCTTGGGACATTTATTGGGAATGAGACAAGTTCTTACCCCAATCCACCCCACCCAAACCACCCAATCCACTCACCCACCAATCCCCCATAATATACCACACTATATCTCGAACATTCGTGTTCTCGTAATCCTCATTTTCAAAGAATCATTTTTGAACGGAATATTTTTTGACGGAAAGTGATTGGAACGTAAGACGTCCTAGTTTTGAAATGGGAAGATTTGGATTTGTCATGTTTTGAACGGAATATTTTTGTCTGAGAAGTGTTTGGAACTTTTGGAATAAAAGGTTATGAACTTTTCATTTCAAATGGAATATTTTCTGGAGGTGTAATTATGTGGATGACGAATCAAATTACCAAAATGCCAGTAACCATACATGGGTTACCATTCCCTGATTTTAAAATAAATTTAACTAGCTTGCTGGATAGGTTTATATAAAAAGTATATTGAATATCATCGTACATAATAGTGAAATGATAACTGCGGTCGAAACTGGGGTCGGCATTTATTTTGGAAACCTCCTGTTTAATGTGATTATTCATCTCATCGCAAAAATAATATGTTAGACCGTTATATATAAATTTAGACCCTGTAGTTGGGTTTCGGCTGTAGTGTTTTGATTGTGGTAATTGGGCGTATTCACAAGGAGGATTAGGAGGTCTTTCCCACTGCGTATGACCGGTGCGAGTGTCCTCGAAGTATATTCTTCCATCGGCGCTCCTCATCTCTTTCCATCCAACGGGCAACGCGGCAGCAGCAGCAGGCGGCACAGTACCGGCGCTGGCAGGGCGCTCCCACACACTCTGTCCCGTGGCCGTATTCACGTAATACGGTCGACCGCTGGCGGTGTCAATTTTTTCAACCCAGCCAGCAGGCAATCCGCTAGCAGCAGCAGGCGGCGCAGCACCGGCGCTGGCGGCGACAGGAACTGGGCCAAGAACTGCTCCAGAAGTGGGGATGGCAGGACGCACCCACTGCACTTGACCCGTGGCCGGATTTCCGTAATACACACGGCCACTCGCGGCCTCTGTAAACTCTTGCCAGCCCAGTGGAAGCGCGCTAGCAGCAGCGGGCAACGCAGCACCGGCGCCGGAGGCGACAGGAACGGAACCAGCCGGGCCCCCCCACGCGAGCGCCCCCGACACCGGATTCACCCAGAAAGGCCGCCCCAACTCTCCACCTCGTCCCCCCTCAAAGCAGGCAGTTTCATACGGTATCTGCTGTTTAGTTTCCGGATTGACCCAGAAATACTGGTTTGACTTGTCTCTTTTCAGCACTACGCGTATGTCACTACCCGGCCTCACTAGAAGACCAGTTGGATGAAGCAATGGCCCCGTGCTGGCCCCCTTGTGCGGATGCCCATCTGGAAGAATGGCCAAACCAATTGGAGGCTTTTCTAAAACCAATTCAAATTGCTTTACAAAGTCATTACCGGAAATCAAATTACTTAGGAGCAAATAATTTACATTAGAACTAGGTTTAACTATATTTACATTAGAACTAGGTTTAACTATATTTATATTTTTATCAATTTCACTATATGCTGTATTCGACTCTTTATTTGTCATTTTCATGAGGGGCTCTGGTTTTGAGGGATGTAGAACTGTTGGATTTTCTAGAAATTCATCGTCATGTGCCCTTAATAGTTTTAATATTTCTAATATTTCACAAATTTTGTTACGTTGATCTGTGCCATCAATCGGTTTTACATTTAAAATATCTCTTGCGGCTTTAATTGCGCCGTGCGGAGGGTAGTCTTCAGAATTTCCGCCATTTGGAATACGCGGGTTGAAACCCGCCGCAAGCATTGTTTCAACCAATTCATAACTTGGGATTATTAATCGACAAGCAGCATACAACGGAGTATGAAAATCTGTAGTTTCATCAGAAGCCTTATCCCTAAGCGTGTCGGATTTTTTTAACATAGTTTGTTTCGTGAATAGAGGGACTATAACATCGTGAATGTAAGCAGTCCTCTCAGCCTTATCATTAATACCATCTAACATACGAATTGCTCTAATTAACTCTTCTACAAACTTTCCACCACTCTGAACAATATTTCGCCGTTTTCCGACAACTTTTGTCTTATTATTACCGCGAATGCCTTTTACACTTCTATTTTTATTGAGACGCCGATTTCTTTTCGTTTTTTGAACGCGGTGTTTCGTCTTTGTAACACTCTTATTTCGTCGTTTGTTCATTCGTTATACATAATGTAAATATATTTTATTGTAAATATTCTAAATACACGCCTTCACGCATTCACGCCGATCTCAGCCCAGACCGAACTCTAACCCGAGGATAATCGCGATCATCGAAAACCAACTAAATCCGTAATTCAACGACGCGCCGCGGATTTTGCCGTAGGCTCGCGCCATAAACGGCAACATGATAAAAAAAAGGACCCACGACAGAAACCACCCAGCAAACGCGTAGGCAGAGTATTTGACGATTTCGTCGTATTTCTGGTAAAACTCGCGGAGCGAATCCATAATATAATACAAATGTATAAAAATTAGTTATTTTTTGTATCGCTGACTTCGACCGCGACGACTTCGATTTGTTTCCGTCCTAATTATCACAAATGGAGATACAGAGGCTTATGTTCGGGCGTGAATTAGGGGTTACACCTACTGCCAGAAACCCATTTCGTAAAAAAGCAACAAAAAATGACATGAATCTAAAATCCCCCCCCCCCACCCTCAATTACACCGCAATCCGCACATCAAATCGACATACAGGACAATTCGGTTGTTGTGTTGCGACCCATCGGGTTATACACGCCGCGTGAAACGTGTGAGCACACGGTAAAACCCCCCACGGTTGTTCGTTATCCTTATCCAAGCAAATACAGCATTCTTCATTTGAAGGAATCGCCACCGCCGCTACCGCCACCGCCACCGCCACAGGGTCTAATGGGCGAACCCGGTCAATGACCCGGTCCCCGACCCAGACATGATTTCGAAGGCGATTCGACGGATATGTATGATTATACGTGAAGTCGAAACAACATTCGCTGTATATTAGATACATCGAGAACACACATACAATGATATACAGCATAAAGAGGACAAGCATATGAACAATCAATACACTTTCGCCGATACCGCATTTTGTCTGAAAACTAAAATCAAATTGAGGCGGAAATGTAGTTATACTATACCATAGTTTCAACCCGAGTTCGCCGAATGAAAATACCAGACGCGATTTGGGGAATTGTCGCCCTTTCCAAGTCTCGAACTCGGCCATCGACGAAAATCGATAGCCATATTTGCGGTAATGCGCAAACTCATACCGCGCGGAATTCACAGTAGATAAACACATTAGACCCACCATCACATTCAACAACGGTTTATTACATGGAGGCAGTGTATTGACATAGAAGATGAGACCGATATATTTACAGAATATGTACGCTTTTGAAAAGGACCGGCGGTCTTCGTAGATGAAGTCGGTGCGCGGTTCGTTGTTTTCATTATTCGGAACATCGTCTTCCGTGAAATAAGAGTCAATCGCATAATCCATTATTTCATAATCGATTATACTATTACATTGAAATGGGTTTAAATCCAACTACCTCCGCCGCGAGGTTGAGCGCGAACATCCATCGACCCGCGCAAACTTCCATTCCCGCCCGCGCCCCCGCCCCCAGCGCCCAAACGCGAATACTCGGGTTGTTGAGGCGGAGCACGATACGCGGCCTGTGCGGCAAACTGGGGAGGTGTTCCGACCGGCGCGTATTGTTGCGGGGTTGGCATGGATTGACCGCGCTGCGACCCGCTCATTAATCCGCCCGCTGCGTCATTCCCGCCGCCATCCGTATATCCTTTATATTGTCCGCCCCCGCCGCCGCCTCGCATAGCAACATTTTCCGTTCGCATTCCAGCGCCTCCCTTACCTTCTTGATAGACGCCCCCACCGCCCCCGCCGCCGCCCCCAACAATATGATTATAACTACTTCCATTTGATTGTTGATTCAGTTGAATATCCGAGTTTCTTTGTTGCTGTAACTTCTCTAAAGAGACACTTCCGACCTTGTCTGGGGAATAATTGTCTGGCGGCGTTTCAATTTTATCCACTAGATCAATCGTCGCGTAGTTGTAAAGCTGCCGCATGCCACCATTGCCCTTCGCCGAGAGTTCATCAGGACTCTGGTCCAAGAAACTGTAATTATCCGACGCGACCCCGAATCCGCTACCCATACTCTCGCGCCCCAACGCAAAGGCATTCGGCTCGCCGTTGAAGCCGGTCGCCTCGTTATTCAGTGCGACATTTTTAGGCTGAAAATGCTGGAGGATTTGGTCGCCGTATAGCACCATGTGACCCTTATTGAGAAGCAGTAGAGCGGGGACGCGATTGACTTGGGGAGGCAACAACACTTTTTCGCCCGTCTCCGTCAAAATATGCCAAGCTCCAGTGCCGGATTTCACACGCTTATCGATACAGAGAAAGTGAATATCGTTACTGACTTGCGATTTAGACAACGCGGTTAATACGGCTTTGGACTTATCGCAATGGTTACTGTAATATATAATGCATGACATGTTGTCTTCTTATTACTAAATCAAAGAAAAAACTTTATGTGGGTTTTTACGCGTATAGACTGACGGCGTAAAAAATTGATAATAAATGATTATATTAATGTATATAAAACGTATCGTTTATTCTTTACTATTGAATAATGTCTTCCGCTTCTGATTCCGCTACCGAATCATCTGCACCTTTCCATTCCAAGTCGGCTGTCGGCAAATACATCCCCCGCATCGTTTCTAAAACCGACGAAAACGGTCAGCTTAAATTCACCATCGACAAAATAAACGTGAGCTTGGCGAACGCTTTACGTCGTATAATATTGTCAGACGTCCCGACTCTCGTTTTTAGAGTGTATCCTCATTCTGAATGTCGTTCGACTATAACCGTAAACACCAGCCGTATTCATAATCAAATACTGAACCAACGCCTCAGCTGCATACCCATTCACATAACCGACACCACTGAATTCCAGTTCAAAGATTACACCGTTGAAATAAATGCCACCGCCGACGGCAACGAAATCCGCTACATCACGACAAAGGATTTCAAAGTCAAAAACAAAACCAACGGGAAATACCTGACCGATGTCAAAGTGCGCGAAATCTTCCCACCGAACGCGATCACAGGCGATTTCATCGAGTTCGCCCGCCTCCTCCCAAAAATGACCGAATACGGCGAGCCCGAGCAACTCGCGATGACATGCGACCTCGATATCGGGACGGCGAAAGAAGACGGCGCATTCAACGTCGTGAGCACTTGCGCTTACAGTATGACGATGGACCCCTCCAAGGTCGATGAGGCGTGGCGCATCAAGGAAGCCGAGCTCGTGAAGGAAGGTGTAGCCGCGATCGGCAGCGACGAAATGAAAGCCCAGCGCAAGAATTGGTCGCTCCTCGACGCGCAACGCCACACGAAGGACGACAGTTTCGATTTCGTGATAGAGACGGTAGGTGTCTTCACGAACGCGGATATCGTCAGCAAGGCCGCGCAGATTATGATCAACAAATGTACAAAGTTCATCCGCGATATCGAGAGTGGTGAGAACCATATTATTCCGACGGTGAGCACCATCCAGAACGGGTTCGATATTGAACTTAAAGGGGAGGATTATACCTTGGGGAAGGTGCTCGAGTTCTTCCTTCATGACAAGCATTACGCGGAGGATCAGACTGTCACCTACTGCGCATTTCGCAAGATTCACCCGCACAATCCGGATAGTATGATACGCGTCGGGTTCGCAGAGACGGTGGGGGTGGATGAAGGGATCGTGGCGGAGTATATCACGACATGCGCGCGAGATGCGATTGCGGTGTTTGAACACATCCGCGACCAGTTCAGGGAGTATTAGCGTAGTGTAACGGAGCCGAATGAAATGGAATGTGCGTAGCGCTGAGCCCGAGTGTAACGGAGCCAGAGTGAAGCGTAATAAAAAATAATTATCAGGTAAAAATTATTTTTTATTGAATAACCTATTTATTTTTTAGACTTACGACGGTTTGAACGACGATTCCTCATATGCTTGCTTTTACGGATATTCTTGCGAACATACTTCTTAGTTACCTTACGGGCTCTACGACGGGTGCGACGGCCGCCTAAAAGTATCGTCTCGGAAACTTTACCTTTATCATCATCAAAAACAGATTGACCTGGTTTTAACATAGCAGTAGTTCCAAGAAGTTTCGCATGATAAGGAGAATTATGAGCAACAGCAGCAGCAGGAAGAGCAGCAGCAGCAGTAGGACCCATATCCTCCTCCGTTGCTGGAAGCCCGGCTTGTATGTCATACAATAATCTGTCAAGAAGTTTTTGCTTAGCATCGACATCCGCTTTGGATAATGCCAACAGTTCAGGTGTAGCATCAGAATTCAAAGCATTAACCGCGTCGTTGTGTAATTTTTGAAATTTAGCAGCCCGTTCTTCTAATTCGGCCTTCACATTCTGTGGTGCTTTATCATCAATCGTTACCTTACCGGTTCCATCTCCGGTTTTCAAGGTATAACCATTGTTATCTATACCGCTCCAACCACACGCAATTTTCACAGCCATTGATGCGCCAAAATGTCCTTTGTTTGTTTTATCAAATTTCGCACCTAATATTTTTACGTCGGCTGTTTTTTCACTGTCACCCAACAGGCCTCCAACACCCGAATTCCCGAAACCTCTTCTCTGAGCTTCTTCGAAATCATCATTTTTATCAACTTCAGATGCCATTAAGCCTGGCTGTTTGCTACATCCGGCTAACATCACAAAATGCCTCATCATTTTGGCATAATCGGCAAGCTTACCTGAATCTTGACGAGCTGCACCGAAACTACACAATGCAGGTTTACCGGTATCTCGATCTATCAACAGTGATGCAGTATCCAAAAAGCTTTTAGTTCCAACCGTGTCGGTAAGCATTGGGGTAATTTGGTTTTGTCCAGCGGATAAACGTTTGTATAGCAAATGACCTAAAATTTGCGAACCAACAAAACCTACGGCTGTAACATCCAACTTGGGATATAACACATTTAATGTCATTGATAATTCGTGAGCGTGGGTTCCAGTTGCTGTAATAACGCACTGTATTTTCATATCATTTAAAGTTTCCAACGCCCAAAAAGATGATGTTCCGAGATTACGTCCATCCGGGTTTGGTGTTGGGTGAGTTGGTGGATAAAATTGTGTATCAAACTTATTCCATAAATATACTTGTAATAAATTGAACAATGCGCCACCAGTTCTCCTTCCAGAAAATAACGCAACCTTTATTTTTTTATCAGCAAGAAAACACATACTACTGAATGTGCGATACAGTGATTCTGCTATCCATGCGCCATATGTTTTTCCATTAACTTTCAAGTGTTGTCGGTGTAACACTTCGTACGTACTCTGCATCAACGGTGTCTCCAACCAAGAACACAACGGCCAATATCCAGTTGCTCTTATATCGGGTTTATCACCACCACCAGCACCAGCAACAACTGATAATACTACAGTAGATGGGTTTCTCGAGTCTTGTGGAACAGGAATACAATTAAGAATAACAGTGTCGCCGTGAAAATCAGCTTCGGTTATAAGGGCGGTCCCATTATCTTTCCTATAGTTTTTCATAATTTCTTCTCGTTGTGTTTCAATAAGAGTTCTATCTTGGATGTGATAGGCTTTATCGCTTTTCCAGTAAGCTTTCCAAGCTGGACCTACTCCATCTATTGCGCCTTCAATAATCTTAGGAACAAAAGTTCTATTTTTAAGTGAGTCCAGTTGTGCGACCAGATCATCCACAAATTTTGAGTCTGGATTTAAAACATAATCTTTTTGAAGATGTTCGTTAAATGAGTCTTTCTCCGACATTCTCAAATCTACTTTGAATTGAACGATACATCCTCTCTGGTGTTTGGAAACTTCATTCACAACGGGCGCCATCGACAATTTATACAGATCGTTGGCATAACACGCGTTAATTAAACCTTCATTGTCCGTCACTGTTGAAGTATCACCATCATCTGGATAACTAAATTTGCCTATTATTTTGGCAACATTCTGGTCTCTTACATATTCCATAAATGTTTTTTCTTTGTATTTCATACTATCATCATTCAATTGTTCTGCTCTTGTCCTAAAATCGCGAAACAAATCTGGCGCTGCGCTCGCTGCGCTCATTGTAAATTACTTATTATATATTATACAAATATTATTCCTAAATAGTTTTACTAAATTACACCGACCGAAAAGAAAATGAGACAACCTTTCACTTACAATTTCTTCTTCTATTCCACGGCCGTCGTCGTGTTGGCACATCCGCATCCGCATCCGCGGTTTTAGTCGTGCTGCTCGGTTGCCGCCACCGCCTCCGCCACCGCCGCATTATATTTCCGATGAAGTTCTGCGCCATGTCGCATCGTATCATCTGGTAATACGTAAATTCCTTGGAGTAACTCGCATAACAAATCACACTTATTTTCAAATGAACCGATATTGATAAGACGCTTGGTCATCAATCTCCCGTTTCGTTCATCTGAAATACGACGACAACAATCCGCGAGTAATGTATCGACTGTGTCGGTCATCGCATCATGATATTGTGGTTGTTGTTTCAGCGTTTGAAGTATTTGTATTCCGTGATTCTGTGGAATTGTCTCTCGAGTGTGTTCGGGGACGTGGATTACGCGAGACGAAGAAGCAGCAAGCGCAACCACCGGAGCCAACACGCCATCAGTCGGCGCTACGGCATCATCATCATCATCATCGTGATCATCATCATTATCATCACGAGGTTCGTTGTCATCGGCACATTCTTCTTCTTGTTCTTCGCTACCACCACCACCACCGGATGATGATATGGATGTGTTGTCTTCCGATTGTTCTTCATGTTCGCTTCCGGATGGGTGGTCATCGTCGTGATTTTCATCCGCCACCGCCGCCGCCGCCACCGCCACCGCCACCGCTACCGCCGAAGCAGCAGCAGCCGCCAAAACCGCCTCTTGTTCTTGTTTCTCAGACAGCGTCTTCATCTTTCCGATGAATTTACGATTCAAGTAATGTATCGTGCGCATCACTTCTTTTTGGATATTGTCTCTCACGAGACTCGACTTATTGAGTTGTATATTGAACAACCTGTCCATAGTATCACTCGCATCATAATCCAGTAAATGCTTCGAGTTTTGATGATATGGAATATATGACGCGGATTCTCCTGTTTGACATGTCGGAAACTGGCATACATGTTTTCGGTTTCGCGCAATTGTAACAACACCGCCGCCGCTGTGATTCAAGAAGTCTTGGTCGTTACAACAATGACTTGAAATATCGATTCCATTTCGCGCCATTTCTTCTTTGTGCAACTCGCGCCAATTTTTATTGTAGGTATGCGTAATTGTAAAATCGCCGATTTTCGTATATCCGTCGTCCTCTTCTGGCCGTCGTTTTTGTTCTGTTTCAGTTCCCTTGTTGCTTCTCGAATAATCACGATAATATAATTTGCGATTGTTGGGATTCGTATAATACACTCGCGTCTCTTCGTTTTGCGCATCGATGGTCTTTTTCCATATAGAGCAGTGGTCGATGTGTCGATTCGACTCATCCGTTTCGCTGTATTTCATCATATCAATCGGGTGAATCGTAAATTCTTCGCCTTCGACGTCAAATATGATCGTTTTTCCAGAACGAAGAAGTGACTCATACGTAAATGCCCAAATGCGACGAAAGCTATGAATAACGTCGTTGGATTTGATTGATTCGCAGAGTTCTTTGTATATCTTCCTTGGAACAGATTCATAGAGTTGGACAGTTCCGGAGCGTGTTCTGTCTAATGCGTACTTATCCCATACTTCTTCTTCGATTCTTCGCGGTGCTTCCTGTGGTCTGGGGCGATACTCTTCTTCTGTATCTACGCCGTAGTTCAATTCCATTGATGTTACGCGCTGCGGCGACGACGACGACGCGGATTTAGAGCAGTACGTTACTCGACCACCACCGGATAAATTGATATCCGCGATGTTTCCACCCACACCTTTCGTGCCGTGCTTGTCGGAAGCGGAAGATGTCCGATTGTGAAACCGACCGCATGTCTTCATCTCTTCTTCATTCATTCCATCCCCGTCATCCGCAATCACCAATTTTCCGTCCTGTAGCGTTATTCTCATATTTGCGGCATTCGCCGAGTCCGAGTTTTCTAATTTCTCGTTCATACATTGCCATAGTGTAAATCCGATCTCCATCATACTTATGATGAAACCGGTGAAACTAATAGATGATGCCGACATTTCGTTATTTTGAACCCTTTGATAATTATTATATTCAGATATATCATTTCAATTTTTTGTAATGACATAATAAAGTATTCTAATTATTATATTTACATATCATATCATCGTATCATGGAAGAAGCGCCACAAGCCCTACCAGAGCTGGGCGAAATACATGAACGCCGTGATGACCCTATGATATATATTACTGAAAAAACAAAACTAAAGGATTTACGTCTGCGCAAACCAGAAAAAGACAGATTCGGTGAAGTATTCACCCCACGCACCATCATCGATGCGATGCTTGACCAATTACCGAAACATCTATGGAGCGACCCCACGAAAAAATGGCTCGACCCTGCCGCAGGGTTCGGTAATTTCCCGATGGTAGTTTATGCGCGACTGATGACTGGTCTTGCGACGCACTACCCGCACTCCGCCGAACGCAGTCGTCATATAATCGAGCAAATGCTTTATATGGTTGAATTTAATCCTGAAAGCTGCGCGCGAATCCGAGAGATATTTGGTTCCGCAGCGAATCTACACTGCGGTAGTTTTTTAGACCCCCTCCCAGACGGGACAACAGACCAATTCGACATAATCATGGGCAACCCTCCATTTAATGCGGAACAAACCCACGAAGGCAAGCCAGGAGGCGGTGCCATCTTGTGGCCCAAATTCGTAGAGAAATCGTTAGTTGGCTCGCTTCTAAAACAGGATGCTTACCTTCTATTCGTCCATCCAGCGTTGTGGCGCAAACCGCCATCCCCCAAAGCAATCACCCTGTTTGATGTAATGGTTCATGATAATCACATGTTGTACCTAGAAATACATAGTAAGCTAGACGGTAAGAGAGATTTCGGCGTTCAGACAAGGTATGATTTTTACCTTATACAGAAGAGACGACCAACCCCTCGCCACGATTTTACCCGTGTAAAAGACCAGCTCGGAAGAGAAGCACAACAAATCGATTTATCTGAATGGCGGTTTCTACCGAACCATAGCTTTGAATTACTACAACCGTTACTCTCGAGTAAAAATCAAGAAGAGTATGTAATCTTCAGCCGTAGTCAATTTGGAACCGACCAAAAATACGTACGTCAAATGAAAGAAGGCGAATATCAACACCCGGTAGTCCATTCTACGCCGATGAAAGGACATAGAATATATTGGTCTTCAAAGAGTAACGATAATTGTAAAAAGATGTTTGGTGTGCCGAAAGTAATATTCGGAGAATCTGGTATAAACAACGCAATTTGTGACATCCGCGGCGAGTTTGGAATGACGCAAGGGGCGATTGGATTAAAAATACCGGCTCCAATAGAAACCGAGGGTCCGATGATGAAAACAGCGCTTGAAAGTGAGGTATTCAACCGAATTTTAGATGCGATGTCGTTTTCCAATTTTAGAATTGATTGGCGCATGTTTCTTTTTATTCGACCTGATTTTTATAGAGACTCGATGTTTCAAACACAAATCTGAAAATATAAGCATCAGTTGCGGAATACAAGAAAAAAGTATTAGTAACACACATAATTACTTACTTACTTGACTCTTGTGATTTGACTGTATTCAATCAATCATACTCGATTGCTTCCAACTCTTCTGGCTCTACCTGCTGCTCCTGCTCCTGCTCCTGCTCCTGCTGCTCCCGACGACTCCAATCCATAACCGCAGCCTCTTGGCGTGGCAGAGAGTAATCGCGCCCCTGTGAGAATATAGCATCGTCTGGGCTGTATATGGTGTTGAAATCGGTTCCTTCGGCGAGGCGAATCAGGTTACAGAATGCCAACATCGACATCACCCTCCATGCGCTGACTGAGATGTCGCGCAACTCCAAAAACGCCCAGACAACCGGATCGCGATGTTCGGCGTCATATCTCTCAATCTCGAGATAGATATCCGAGAGAACGTGCCTTTCTGCGGTGCGTTGTTTCTCGAAATTGTCCTCTGAGCGCGGACGATCCATCGTCGTCATCGCATTCACCAGAACGATGTTTGTCCCAACTTCCTGGCAAAGGTTGTCGAATTTTTGCTGAAGCCGACCGCTCCCGACGAGAAATGTCGTGACAAGTTGGTTTTTGTTGCTGGTGTAGGCGTCATTCTGTGATTCGTGCCAACCCGCGCGGTGGGGCAACCTGCTTCTTGGTGTCATCGGCTCTTCGTCACAGCTGCTGTTACTGTAGGTGTGGTCGTCGCCGTAGTCGTCATTGTCGTCGCTCATCGTGTCGGCGCCGCTGCCGCCGCATCTCACCCCCCCCCATTGAGCGTCTTCTTGTTCTTCTTGATACCTTGATGCGATTAGTGAAATCATTTGAATGGTTCGGTTGAGGAATGCGAGCTCTTTAGCCATAATGAGCGCCAACGCGGCATTGTCACGGTGGATGTCGCTGGGGGTAATGGACGACAGTGCGGCCGATCGTCCAGCAGCAATAGACGCGCCGAATGAAGGCAAACGACCCGACGCGATCATGTTGATGTTGCGGGTTTCGATCTCGGCCTCCAATTGGCGGATATTGGTGAAAATGGGGAGTCCTTCCATGACATTCCTGCGCATAGCAGTCGAGTGGTTCAGCGCCTGATATTTGATTGCGTCGGCGTCACTTCGAGACAGTCCAGAAAATCCTGTGAGTGTTCTGATTGTATTGTGGATATCGCCGTTCTTGAGGAAGGAAAACATGTATGTAATGTACTGTATGAGTGGCTGGTTACTGTCATCTGCTGATAACATTGAAAAACATTTCAATTTTTCTAGATAGAGCCAACAACGGAGGTATCTACAGAATATATGAATATGTGAATAGATTAGATAATAATAGATAATAATAGATAATATTAGTAGATAATATTATATATATTATTACGATTTTACATATAGGATAATGACCGATTATTCAAATCAAGATATATCTGGTTTAAATTTATCAAATCAAAATTTAACCGGGGCTGATTTCACAAATGCGAATGCGACCAATGTGAATTTTACAAATGCGATTATAACAAATGCGATATTCAAAAATACGCTCATCACGGGCGCAACTCTTACCGGAATTACATTTAGTGATTTACAAAAGGGGCATTTACTGTTACGTGTGGCAAATCACACGAATACTGCTGTGAATAATTTGACCACACTTACGCCAGTGGAGTTTCGAATTATACAGCCAGATGTGAGCATCGATACTATCGCTCGAATTTCGACAGTGACTGTAAAGATACCAAATAGTCAAGGGGAAGGCTATACCGTCTCTGTGACGCCAGTGATAAGCCAACTTGTCTCTATATTCGTCGCGACGAGCCAAAATATATTAATAACAACTGGTGCTACTCAAATCAGGACGATTCGGAGCAACGGAACCGTAGTCCAAGATGTCAGTAATGGAAATACGACCCTCAACTACTTGAAAATAGATAGTATTTCATATCGTCTCACGATAGGGAATGCCGACGGAGTGATCGCTATGATTCCAGTGGATTTAAATGTATATCAAGTAAATGGTTCTGGGTTAGGGGACATAGTTTCGTTGAATTTAGGTTCAGCATCGACGACACTTAACATGAATAATAACGGAATAACAAATGTTTCATCGATTCAAGGGTGGAATGTGAAGGAAATAACGGCTGGGACAGGTGTCGGCGTTACGGCTACAAATGGAAACTACGCAATATCCAACACGGCAGTGGTTCGTGATATTTCCGCAGGTTCAGGTATATCAGCGACCACAGCCAACGGCATAGCGACATTAGCAAACACAGGCATCCTGAGCATTACGCAAGGAACAGGAATAACAGCAACCACAACAAACGGCGTCGCTACTATCACCAACTCGGCAGTAGTTCGTGATGTTGGCGCAGGAACAGGTATTTCAGTAAGCACAACAAACGGCGTCGCTACAATTACCAACACGGCAGTGGTTCGTGATATTTCCGCAGGTTCAGGTATATCAGCGACCACAGCCAACGGCATAGCGACATTAGCAAACACAGGCATCCTGAGCATTACGCAAGGAACAGGAATAACAGCAACCACAACAAACGGCGTCGCTACTATCACCAACTCGGCAGTAGTTCGTGATGTTGGCGGAGGAACAGGTATTTTAGTAAGCACAACAAACGGCGTCGCTACAATTACCAACACGGCAGTGGTTCGTGATATTTCCGCAGGTTCAGGTATATCAGCGACCACAGCCAACGGCGTAGCAACATTAGCAAACACAGGCATCCTGAGCATTACGCAAGGAACAGGAATAACAGCAACCACAACAAACGGCGTCGCTACAATTACCAACACGGCAGTAGTTCGTGATATTTCCGCAGGTTCAGGTATATCAGCGACCACAGCCAACGGCGTAGCAACATTAGCAAACACTGGCATCCTCAGCGTCGCAGCGGGAACAGGCATTTCAGTCAGCACAACAAGTGGCGTGGCTACAATCACATCCACGGCAACGGCAGGAACCACACAGGCTACAGTTCTACAAAATATACGAGAAGATAATCTCGCACTGGGGGAGGTAGGCGCACTACCAAGAAAACCTGATTACTGGGCGACGAATTGGAGTATAGTAGATGAAGCAGTCCGCTCACATTATGATTCCTATCTTTCGGTAGATGGTAAAGTCATAGCGACTGCATCGGGTAATTTTGCGATACGATATTCTACAAATTACGGAACAAGTTGGAACGATGGAAATGTTAGCAGTACATTATTATATTGGTTTTCAATTTGCGGAACAACCAACGGTTCTAAACTATTCGCATTCGGTAGGACTGGAACATCTGGTAATCAGATATTAGTGTTATATACAAGTGTAAATCAAGGAGCCACATGGACGCAAGTAACATCTGGCACATTCACGGGGTTAAACGCGGTAAATCGTGTTAGATGTAGCGGAGATGGTAAATATTTAATAGCGAATGTTGGAAATGTTGGAACGGGTGTGCGTTATTTATCTTCAAGCGACAGCGGAGCAACATGGGAGTTAAAAACCATAAACGCCACTATTGATACAGGTTTCACGCAGGGTGTAAATGTATCTCGTAGTGGAGCAGTTCAATATATAACATGGACATATCAAGACGGAAACGTAAGTCGGGTCTATCGCTCTCTTGATTACGGAACTACTTGGACGCAAGTTAATCAGAATAACGGAAATGAATTATTCACTTATATTGAAAGCGATTCTACTGGTCGTTTTGTTTGGGTTGCTCGGTATGTTAATATAAACACACTTGGATCAGCGGGTTATCGTAGTGATGATTATGGTGTAACTTGGTCCCAAACAGGTTTCGGTAGCTGTGAAGACATTTGGGTTTCGGCAACAGGTCAATTTGCGGCTGGTGTTTCAATTGCAAACCCTTCTCAAAGTAATAATAGGTTTCTTTGTATAACCGTTGATTATGGTATGACTACTCAGTATGTTAATCTCGGAAATACTACGACACACAGAACGATAAACGGAAGCGCAGATGGTTCGGTTCTGGTGATGGGGTCTGTTAATTTTTCGGAAGGAAATCCAAGTTTTAGTGGCGATGGTAAAATCCGTATAGCACGACAAGCACTGCAAAATATACAGGACTTATCAGTTGTAGGCGGAACAATCGCGAAATCAAGTGGGGTTTATACTTTAACAAATGATTATGGTTTGCATTATACGGGAATCGTTACAGCTGACAACAACACAAACACCTACAATCTCAGTTGGGCAAATATAGTAAGTCCAATAAACTTAGAGACGCACAATATCAGGTATGAAATCTTTATTAGTTTTAATTTCGCAGCAAGCCAGATTGAAGGCGGAGTTGCTTTTCAAATGGGATTAAATGGGGTTAATTCAACAGGTTATACTGCTCCTGCTGATTCAAGATGGAGGACAGCAGTAACCAATTGGACGAATACTATAGTTGCAGGACAAGCCAACCCAGATACAGCACAAGAGTTCAACCAAACCTTTGTAAATCGATTTTATTGCGGTGAGCGCCGTGCTTCTACTTGGAGCACGGCATATAGGAATCGAGTTCATTTGAAGGGCGAAATATCGATGAACCGACGATTAAATGCGGAGGCAGGAATTACCGATAATTCTATACAATCAAGGATTATAGTCAATCAGTTTAACTGCGAACATTTCGTAGATGCTGGTGCAGATCAGTGGTATATATATGCGGAAGCCACAGCCAATAATAGCGAACAATACAATAGAATACACGGAACGGCACTTTGGAACGCAAGGGCAAATAATTTATGGGCGAATAATTTGGCGACGGGTATTTCCTCAATCAATATACTTATGCAAACGATAGCAGATCCGATTACATATATGCCGAGAGGAGCGGAAATACAATTTCGGATTTATAAAGAGAATAAAGGAATAGCCAATTCAGTATGAAGCCCCTTTTTCCCGTGAAGCGGGTAAAGTGGCTAACCCCCAAAATAGCTAATATAATTTTTTGATAATACTTTTTAAAAAAGTATATATATAGTATAACAATAGACGAACGAAATGAGTAATTGGAAAGCATGTATTCCCGCAAATCCGAAATATGAAGGAGCAAAGAATCTGTTCTGGGTTACGAATGTGAGCGTAGTCCCGAATGAGTCCGCAAGCATTAAGGTTCAGGTTCATTATCAAAACGGAGCATTAGCCAACGAGTTCATCACGATTAGTGGCGATGAATATAAAGAATGGGCGGCAGATGACAATTGGATTTATCAAAAAGTAGCGACGAAGTTGGCGTTGGGGGTATTAGCGGGTAGTGATACCCCATATATTATGGCACCCACGCCTGAATCCCAGTAAATACATATAAACATATCAAGTATTATACAAATATCGAATTTATATAATGTCATGTCCCAATGAAACAAAGAAAACCTGTACGCGCGCGACCGACGACCACCCCCACCTACTTGAAGGTCTCACCCAAGCCATATCCGAATATCATATCGTGGAGGGCGGGTCGTTTCAAATCCCCCATCAGGTTGCGCGGCTTCGTGAGCTCGTGGCTCGGTCATCACCGAAATCGATTATGGAAATCGGGTTTAATACAGGACATTCCGCGCTCTTGTTCCTCGCGATTACGCCGCCCACTACCAAAGTGGTCAGTTTCGATTTAGGCGAATATGCGCATGTGTTTGCCGCGAAGCGTTATATCGACGCGGTGTTTCCTGGGCGGCATACGCTCGTAACGGGCGACAGCACAACAACCGTCGCGAAATACGAAGAACAGGTCGCGCACCGAATGAATAACCCCGAAACAGCACCGCCATTACGGTTTGATTTCATTTTTATCGACGGAGGGCATCAAAACGAAATTCCTTTGAAAGATATGTTCAATTCACAGAGATTGGTTTCAGGGGACCATACGATTGTTGCCGTGGATGATATATGTCGTGTGCCGGAAAGACATGCGCATTATACGATCGAGCCAACGAATGCGTGGGATAATATGGTCGGTGCGGGTATTGTCAGAGAGCACGGGTTCGATGATTATTATAAACTTATGAATAATAATAATAATAATAATAATAATAATAATGAGGAATATAGGTCGCGCGGAATGGTATGGGGGCAGTATTGTCGTATCGGAGAGTCTGACACCGACCGAGCGACATTATACAGAAGGCTTCGTCACCAATACTGTCAAACTAGTTCCAAATATATGGATCGAAATCAAATGCTGAAGGAAATCCACAACCAGCATCATTATCATAAATACCACGAAAAGTTGGTTGCTGTAGCAGATATGTATCTAGAATATTTTCCGACATACAACAAACGTGATACGAATTATGTGCGTTTCTACCGCGCGTGTTCGAATAGTATCATAGAACCATCCCTCGCAATCAAACAATTCGAAGAACTCGTGGATACGCCGTGGGCGTCGAACGCTCACCCCCAGAGTGTAAATGACAACGACTCAGAATTCCCAGACTTTATCAAAGAAACATCCGTCGCGCAATTGAAAACGTTATATGCTGCCGACCCGTGTGCGGAAATCCCGAAAATCATCCACCTTCTTTACTTTGGCGAGACAGAGTTCTACAATTTTCATCATCGCTGTATTCTCTCGATGCTCGTGTATATGCCAGAATATGAAGTCAGAATTTATAATGCGAGAGAACCCCCCGCTGAAAATAAATACTGGACAGACATCAAGGCGCATCCGCGTGTTCGTATTCATACCATAGACCCGCCCCTATATTTCGACGGCTTTGAATTAAAGCATTTTCAGTATAAAGCGGATGTCGCACGCTTGGAAGTATTATACGAGCATGGTGGTGTATATCTGGACATTGACATGCTTATCGTTCGCCCCTTTCATGAAATATTCGCGTCTGGTCATTCATTCTATATCAGCGAGGAACGTGAGGGGAGTGGAGGACGTGGTAGTGGCGCACTCATCAACGCGTTTTTGGCTGCGAAACCGAAGAACGAATTTATCAAGTTATGGCTGAACGAGTTTAAGTCGGGTTTGCGTTTGGGAATATGGGCGCATCATATACGGGATTCGAATAAGCAGCTTATCGATGCCCATCCGCATTACACGCACAAGTATCGCATTCGTGTTCTTGACTGGAAGTTATTTATGCCGCTTCACTGGCAGGACACTGAGGCGTTTATTCGTTCCGAGACGGTCGGCGGCTATGATTTCCCGCCAGAGTCGTATGGAACGCATTTATGGGAGACGATATTGGGGGATGTTATGCGTAAGAACGAGTTTCTTCAGAAGCAGAAAATCGAACTTTATATGGCGGCTGCCGCCGCCGACCTGACAATCTACCCAGAATATTATCACAGTCGGCATAATGACCAGTTCGTAGATAAGTATATTACAAAGGGTAAGAGCGCGGGATATTTCATCGAAATCGGCGCGGGTGATGGTGAAAACAACTCGGCGTGCTACTTTTTCGAGAGAAATCGCGAGTGGCATGGGCTTGCGGTCGAACCCGCAAAAACCTACGAGATGGAACTTCGGACCAAGCGCGGGAATCCAGTGATAGCTGCTGTATCGAATGTGACGTCATCGATTCATACCAATGGCGGCGCGATTTTTTACGAATCGTGTGTTCGAGAGATGAGTGGTCTAAAATACGCTCTTGAAAGTGGCAGGGAAGGGCAAGAATGGACGCGAACTGGGTTCAAACCGTATAAAGTAGATACGATTACGTTGTATGATATGTGCTGTCAATATTCGGCGCCTGGGTGTATTGATTATTGCGCGATCAACTGTCAGGGTTGTGAATACGAAGTTCTCTCGACATTCTTTGAAGAGAACCAGTTATCGGCACTTACTTCCATGCCGGGCGGCGATACAGGTAAAGATAACAGTGTGAATATGATTGTATTAAACCGCGTATTTTGTATTGCGTTTTTCAGTGTAGAAGTGAGTTCGAGCAAAATATGTGAAAAAATCCGGGGGTTGATGATACAAAATCATTATCAAGAAGTCGATAATCCGTATCAGTCGATATTACGCGCATCGGATGATATCGACGCAGTGAAGACGGTGTATTTCATACATGATTCGTCCAAAGGCAGCGGAAGCGGCAGTGGAAGCGGAAGCGGCAATTCACCTCAACTAAGTGACCGTTCGCTTTCAACGGTTTCATCTAGTCTTAATCCGACGCCACAGGGCATACATACACCACCGTCTTCGCCGGAAATAGTGGCGGCGGCAGCGAGTTTTTTACACCGCGCCCCATTCGCCGAGGAGGTCGTCGTGATTTGTCTTGAAGAACGGCCTGAGCGAACAAAATATGTTAGTGAGCATTTGACCGCGCATGGAATAACCCATTCGATTCTACTGAATAAAATCAATACTGAAGATACAAAAGTGGGTTGTTTTCGATCGCATATTAACGCTATTCGATACGCCCAAAACAAGAATCTCTCGTCGGTTCTTATTTTAGAGGATGATGTTCTAATCCGAGAGAATATCCACGAACTCGCGACGATTCCATTCCCAGAAGATGATTGGGATATTTTATACCTAGGCGGTATTCTCACAAAGTATGACGGGATAGATGCGTCGCATAAATGGGTGAAAGGCACAATCTGGTGTAATCATGCGTATTTGGTAAAACGGGATATGTATCAGTGTATCTTGGATTTTGTTGATTCGTGTCCGAATTTGATCGAGCTTGAGCGTAAAAACATCGATTTCATGTACTCTGAATACATTCAGCCAAAGTACAAGTGCTGGCTCGCGAATGAGCAATATATCATTCAAAAAGAAGGATATAGTGAGATAGAGGGTCGTGTAAAATGGGCGAATGGTTTTGACTGGAGCACATTTTCGATGAAGGTCGTATGACGACGACGACGACGACGACGACGATGACGCGTTATGACCGCGGCGGTAAAACCACCGTTTGAAAGTTCGTTCGATGAATGTCGTTAAGCACGTGGCTTGGCTCGCGAACCATTTCAAAACCAGCCTGATAAAACGGGTGCGGCAGACGGTCGTAAGCATGAACATAACCGCGAAAATCCATCTCAAGTAGCCACATATCGAGAGGTGTTTTCATAAATAATGCTGTATCTGTTTCTACAGCGTTCAACAATCGTTTCGCACCGCGTTGGCTGACAAGATAAGCACCCGCGGTGCGAAATAACGGCGAAAACCAGACATTTCGGTCGCCCTGAATGACTGCTGGTGAGAGATTTCGACGTTTGTAAATCCCCCCTCCGAGAGATTCATGGTAGTATTGAATGAGTGAATCTCTCGTCGTTTTCTGATATGGGAAATAAGGACATACGTCGCCGTCGATGTCGTAGTCAGGTGTCCATTGCCCGCCCACATACATGACGTCGAATCCGTGAGCGTCGGCGTCCGTTTGAATATCGACAACCGTCGCCGATATTCTCTCGATCGATCGTTCTGTAAGCATGACGTCGTCCTCGAATACGAGCAAAAAATCTGCGTTTGGACGTTCGGCGTGAGCCTTCCATAATGAATAATGGCTCAAAGAACACCCTACCTCGCCTAATATCCGCGATTGGCCGCGGATCGTATCCAACAACTCCGTGAATTCAAAGTAATAGTTCGAGAGATTTTGTCCGTCGATCGCGGACAACCTACGAAATGGAAGAGATATATTTTTATGAAGATATGCCATTCTATCCGGACGACGATCCAAGTTAATCACCGCGACATCTATTTTTTCAACCATTTACACGATAATACACATTCATTCGATAGATTTATACCGTTATTCGTGGCATTACATTCATTACCCCCCCTCCGAATTCTTTTATATCCGACTATAATATCCACCACTACCCTTCTTTAGGAAAACGTATTAAACCTATATTGCGTATTAGAATTACCAACCGTAATCAGTTTAATCGCACCATTCATCGTAAGCGTTAATTACTTATTTACGTATTTACTTCATTATTATTATTCATGTCTGATATCATTAGTAGCGAATTGTCGTCACAGGCATCCGCATCCGCTGCCACATCACCCGCCGTAAAGTCACAACAGCCAGTTGAGCCGCTTCTTGAAGAAGACAATAATCGGTTTGTATTATTTCCGATTAAGGATGCGACAATATGGAACATGTATAAAAAACAGGTGGATTGTTTTTGGCGCGCGGAAGAAGTCGATCTTACGAAGGATACTGCTCACTGGAACTCACTTCATAACGACGAGAGATATTTCATATCGATGATTCTGGCATTCTTTGCTGCGAGCGACGGGATTGTCATGGAGAATCTTGCGCAACGTTTCATGACAGAGGTTCAATTGGCGGAAGCCCGCGCGTTCTACGGGTTTCAGATTGCGATGGAGAATATTCACTCTCAAATGTACAGCATGCTCATCGACGCATATATTAAAGACAGCACAGAAAAGGATCGTTTATTCAATGCGATTCAGACGTTTCCGTGTATAAAAAAGAAAGCCGACTGGGCGCTGAAATGGATTGGCGATAAGCGGAGCACATTCCAGACGCGTCTTGTGGCGTTTGCGTGCGTCGAAGGGATTTTCTTCTCTGGCGCATTCTGCTCGATTTACTGGATGAAGAAGCGCGGATTGATGCCGGGACTGACATTCAGTAATGAACTAATCTCTCGTGATGAGGCACTTCATACCGAGTTTGCCGTTCTTTTATACACGAAGATGGTGAAGAAGATTCAGCGTCATCGTGTGTATGAGATTGTGCGTGATGCGGTGGAAATCGAGAAAGAATTTATCTCTGAGGCGCTTCCTTGCCGTCTTATCGGAATGAATGCGAAATTAATGTGCCAGTATATTGAGTTCGTGGCCGACAGGTTGGTGGTCCAGCTTGGATATGACAAAATTTATAATGCTGTGAATCCGTTTGATTTCATGGAGATGATAAGTCTGGCGGGGAAAACGAACTTTTTTGAGCGCAGGGTGGGCGAATACGCCTTGGCGGAGAAGAAGGTGGCGGATGATGTGTTTGAGTTTAATGCGGATTTTTAGACTTTCGATTTCGGTCAATTCGCTTCAAAGTTGTAAAAATCCATGAAATGTAGAACTTCATGGATTCTAATGGATGGTAATTTATGTTTCAATGGCAAAACCGGCGAAAATATTTCGTTTGAAAACCGAATAATCCAATAAAAAATGTCCAATTTAGACCCCCTATTTTTGGACATTTTTGGGCCGTTCAAAAATGTCCATTTTGCCCTTTGCGCGTCGCCAATTTTAAACATGAAACGCGAAACACCAAAAATGGGGGTTGTGACCATTATGCTCACAAAACGCATTTTTCACCTCTAAAAACTGTGACTGAACTTTTTTGGGGTGTCGGTGGCTGCGTCCATTTTGAGGGGGGTAAAATCGGACATTTATGTATAGGATATATTTAGGTAAGTTACCCAAAATATCCACATATGCCTAATAATTTCTTTTGCGAAAAGTGTGACTTTAAATGCTCTAAATATAGTATTTATAATAAGCATTTGGCAACAGTCAAGCATACGCGAATGGGTAATCATTTACATCCTTACCCGGATATATCCGGTAATACCACATCCTTAGATGTAGAACAACCACATATATGTCCATATTGCTCTAAATCTTATAAATATCTACCCGGCTTATCTCGTCATAAGCGTATGTGTCATAAAAACAATTGTTACGAGGATGATACTGTTATAGATGATAGTCATATTGATGAAACAGATAATGTTATTATACGTAAGAGACCAAGAAACAACGAAGAAACAACGAACAAAAAATTAAAACAACTTATTGCCGAAAATAGTGAGATGAAAATGATGATGTTTCAGATGATGGCTACAAATAGTCAATTTCAAATACAAATGTTGAAACTAATGAATAATTCTCAGGCTCAGGCTCAGGCTCAACTTATAAATCATAATCAGGGACAACCTCATTCGTCATCTATATCTGGCGGTGTTGCTTTGAATGGCGATAATCCCACATTCACCAACAGCACCACCAATAACAATAACAATACCTTCAACATGAATATGTTTCTTAACGAAAAGTGTAAGGATGCCATGAACATGAAAGACTTTATTGATTCTATCCAGCTGAACATGACCGACATGGAGAATATGAACAGGCTTGGCTATGTTGAGGGTATGTCGAATATCTTCATTGACAACCTCCAGAAAACCGACATATACAAGAGACCAGTTCATTGTAGCGACGTCAAGCGCGAAACCTTATACGTCAAGGAAAACAACGAGTGGCAACGCGATGGCCCTGACCACGCAAAAATGACGAATGCGGTTCTTGCGGTGGAGCATAAGAATGTGGTCCTCGTAAATGAATGGGCGAAGGCCAACCCGCGCTGCCTGAATAGCAACACCCGAGAGAATGACAAATACATTAGGATGTCTAAGATTGTAACGGATGGAGAAAAGGAAGGGAATATTGATAAGGTGATACGGAAAGTAGCAAAGAGCGTGGCGATTGAAAAGGGTGGCGAAAGTATTGAAAATTCATAAGGTCGGTAAGACGGTAAAAACTGTTATGTGTTATGTGTTATGTGTTCCATTTAAATATATTTTATGAAGTATGTTATTATAAGACTATTATTATAATAAGATTATGCCAAAGGAAGATATTGACTACTCAAATACAGTCATTTATAAAATATCATGTAAAGATGAAACTATAAGTGATGTATATGTAGGTCACACTACAAATTTTGTTCAAAGAAAAAATTCTCACAAGATAGCATCTTATAGTAAAAATGTACATCTCTATAATTGTAAGCTATATCAGGTAATCAGAAATAATGGTGGTTGGGATAATTGGAAAATGGAAATAATAGATTTTAGTAACTGTAAAAACCTTTATGAAGCTAGAACGAAAGAACAAGAACATTATGTATTATTAAATGCAACATTGAATAGTGTAGAACCGCTTCCTACAAAGAAACCTAACAATATCATATCGGAAGATATTTCTACATTAGAAGTTAAACCCAAACCCAAACTCAACCCAAAATTTTCATGCGAAAAGTGTGACTTTACATGCTTTAAGCAAACAGAATTCAATCGACATATTGTTACGAACAAGCATATTCGACTACATGACACTCAAAAAATCTCCGAAACATCCAATACGTATATTTGTAAATGTGGTAAGAAATATATTCATCATTCGAGTCTGGCAAAGC